CACTAGACGCTCCAGGGCGTGCCGAGGGAGGCGCGCGGGACTTTGCGTGACTGAGGGCTTATTTTACTTTTACTCGCACAATATCGCACGAGGGCGCATATCGTGGCAAACGACCCCCAAACACTTGTTCGCCCCGTCAGACGCACCCAAGGGCTCCCAGGGCTCCGCGAGGGCGATATGGGGCAAGCACCCACCCAAGCCCGTAACTCGCCCCAGGACGCATTACAAGAGGCGCGCCAGGGCGGAGGCTAGTGGGTCTGCCGAGGGAGGGAGGAGGGTGCGGGCGGTGATATATCAAAAGAATATCCAAAATAATTCTATTTTAGGTTGCGAACCGTGACAGAGTGTGCTATAGTATATTCATAGGGAAAACGAAGTACCTATGCGAAAGGGAAATATGCGACCAGCACGCAATAGCAATATTCAGTGGTCAGGCTTGACAAACTCAAGCCAAGCCAAAACCACGATGGCGGTCAGCCAAGACAACGGCTTGACCTATGCCCTCGCCAGCAACCGTGCGCTACGCACGGCGAAGGCAACGCCCGACACGCTTGTTATCGCCCCAGTAATGGTTGATGCCATTAGCCGTGACGCTAACGCCGACTACGAAGGAACGGCAGTCTCGTTCCGCAAGAACTGGCTGTACTACCGCTAGACGGCAGTCAGTCAGAGCCAGCCCGCCCAGCCCCCCCGCTGGGCGGGCATTGGCGTATCTGCCCACGGGCGGAGGCTGGTGGGTTTGGGCACGCGGGCGACCAAGCCAAGAATTGCCCCAGGGCACGCTCCAGGGCTCCAGGGTGAACGAGGGAAAGTTTGCGAGACTGAGGGCTTGTCCGAGGGCTTGGGCTACGCCCAGGGCGCTTAGAAAAATATCTGGAAATAATTTGCATATCGTGCGATATTGTGCTATACTGTATATATCAGCCAAACGAAAGGAAACAAAATGTCAAACTACGGTGACTTGGACCACGGGTGGAAGCCAGGGTGGGAAGACGAATTGTTGGAAGCAGAGGGTTATGACGAGTATGACGAGCCTTCAGAGCCACGCCCATACTGGAACGGCGTGCCTCACTAAGTGGTAGTAAGCAAGGCGCAAGCCCGCGGGAGTGGCGACCCCGCGGGCTATTAGCCGTGCCCCAAGGCTCCAGGGCGTGAGTGGGAAAAAAAGCGAGACTGAGGGTTTATCCGAGGGTGCGAGGGCACGCGGGACGCTGAGGGCGCGACTGGCAGACAGCAAAAATATTTGGAAATAAGTTGTCAAGCGTGGCAGAGTGTGCTATACTGTATATATGACGATTACACTGAACAACCACGAAATCCACCTGCCAGCCTATTGTGTGAGTGACGAGGGCGCACTCGTTGTTTGTGGCTCAACCACCGACTACGAAAAACTGCCCTTCGGCGGTAGCGTGAAAATCTGCGCACACTGCGGAGAGTGGCTGAACTAGCCCCGCGGGCGTGAGGGCGCAAGGGCGACGGGTCGGAAAAAGTTTTATTTATTTTGGAAATGGGGTTGCATTGTGTAGCATAGTGTGCTATACTATTATTATGACAAACACAACGAACACAACCACCGAGGACGATATCCAAACCTGCGAGGACTGCGGGGTTTGGTCTTGCGATTGTTTCTGTGACGAAATCGCAGACCAACAGCGAGAAATCGCCCGAGGACTTTACTAGCCCGAAGGGGGAGGGCGCGCGGGAAACCGTGTGACACCCATTGGGTATAATTTATTCACAACACAACGGAGGGAAATAAAATGCAGACATACACCGAACACCAACTGAGGGCGAGGGTCACCGACCTAGAACACGCACTCACGGAAATCGTGGAGTACCTAGACGGGCTGAACCCCGAGGGACTTGTGGCGGACTACGGGCACGCATACGCCGCGGGCTCGCTGGAAGCCAGCACGGTTTGGGCGAAGCAGAGGGCGCAGAGGGCGCTGGACTTTATGTCCTAAAAATAATTTAGAAAATATACCCGTTTGACTTGCATATTGTCGCACGAATTGGTATACTTGTATTACCAACGAAACAAGGGAGAACAAAATGGAAAATCAGTATCTAGTTCACTGGCAGTACGACAACGAGGGCGATGGCGGTCTCGTCAAAGTAATGTCGTGCGACACACTCACCGAAGCGGTTGCTTGGGTAGAGAAGTGCGCAAAGGTTGCGGTTGTTCGTGACCGCAGTGCCGAAATGGCGATTGTGTTGCGCTGGGTTAGCCCAACCTTCACAGGAACGGTTGCACGCTCGCTGGAAGCGTAGCAAGACCACAGGCAGAGCCCGACCCGCACCCCCCGCGGGGCGGGCTTCTGCATACCCACAGGAGGGTCGCACAGGGGACAATATAGGGGGAGGGCTTGCCCTGCAGTTTTGCGACCAACCCCCGCGGGATACCCAGGGCTCACCACGGGCTCCAGGGCGTGAGCGCGAGGGATTGTCCAACTGAGGGCTTGTTCGAGGGCTTGCGCCGCAGGAGGGGCGCCAGGGCGCGTCTCGTTGAGGGCAAAACAATTTAGAAAAATCTGCCCGTTTGACTTGCAGAGTATGCTATAAAATGCTATACTTGTATATACAAGGGCAAGCAACCAGCAAGCCCCGAACGGAAGGCAACTCAATGGCAAAATTAGCAGACCTAGCAACCAAGCCCGTGAAGGCGGGGCGCTCATTCAAGGCTTCATCGTGGCGAGCCGTAGACATTGACGGCGACACCCGTCATATCTATCACTACTCCACCTTGATGGCGGAACTAACCAAGGGCGAACTGACCCAAGTCTCCGAAGGTTGGGGCTCACACTCCGACAAGGTTGGAATGGGCAAACTCCGCAACGCATTGTTGAGGGCGTCGCTCGCAAAATAATTTAGAAAATAGTCGCCCCGCGGGTTGCATTGGTTCGCGGGGCGTGCTATAATAGATACATAACCTAATGGAAGGAAACCAAATGAGACTGATGATGACCATCGCACACTTGCTCGCGGGAATACGGGCAGGCAGGTTCTAGCAACCAAGGGAGAGAGCCGAGGAGAGGCGCGCGGGCTTCGCACTCCAGGGCTCACCCGAGGGTGGCGCAAGGGCACGCCAGGGCTCCGCAAAGAGGAGGGCCAGGGCGTGGCGTTGGCGTATCCGCAGGAGGGCGCGCGGGGTTGGCGTTCAGAAAAAAACAGAGGGTCGCGGGCGTTCATATCGAGGGTTGGCGCAAGGGCTCACCCAGGGCTCCAGGGCGCGTGCGCGCGGGTTTGCGAGACTGAGGGCTTATCCCAGGGCTTGCCATCGCGAGGGGAGCGAGGGAGGCGGGCGGCGGGAACTGGAACCACGCCAAGGGTTGGCACCAGGGCGCTCCCAGGGCTTCAGGTTGTGCGCGCAAATAATTGTCTAACTGAGGGCTTATCCGAGGGGGAAGGGTCGCGAGGGTGGCGCGAGGGTGATATGCCGTTGATATATCACGGGAGGAGGGTCGCGAGGGTTGGCGAGGCTCACGCCCCGCCCGCCGTTGGCGTCAGCGCAACCGCGCCTCAGCCCTGTCGTCCCGCGCGAGTTCGTAGTCGTACAGGTATTCCTCAGTGCAGTCATCGCAAAGGACGATGTCGGTTAGGTTGGTGCAGTCCGCACCTTCGCACTTGGCGAGTGAGTTGTGTGTGTTGTTCATATATACAGTATAGCACACTCTCGCATACTTAGCAACCCAAAGATATAATTATTTGGGGTTGTCGTGCTCGCGATATTGTGATATAATAGTATTAGTAACAACCAACCTAATGAAGGGAACGCATAATGGGCAAAGTGTACGCAGGCGAGGCACACGACATATTCAGCGCGTGGAAGGATATCTGCATAGCCTCAACGGGCATTGGCAATGTCTATGAGGTAGACGGCAACCGATACACGCTTGACTTGTCGCGCAAGCAACACAATGACGGCGCAATGACGGGCTCAGTCTGGCGCTTGCTAACCACCAACGCCGAGACTGGCGTGAGCACTTGCCAGAAGGCGGGCTCGTGGCGCATTGACGCAGACGGCACGGTAGCGCGCTACCCAGTCGGACTACGGAAGTTAGTAACCGTCTGAAAATAGTTCGGGTTGGTGGTTGCAATTACCGCCAACCCGTGCTATAATATACTTATACCAATGAAGGGAGCACAATGCAGGTAACACTTGACATCTACAATGCAAGTACCGCCGTTGCAGTGTCTACAGCAAGCGTCCTAATCGTGGCGCTTGTGTTGTGGGCTCGCGGGCGCAAGTAGGCGCGAGGACGCACCAGGGCGCGCCTAGGGCTTCGTAGAGAGGCTCAGGGCGCGCGCCAGGGCGAACACGGGCACCAGGGTCGAGCCACACTCCCGAAGGGGGAGGGTAGGGGCGGCGGGCAGAGGCTCCGCTAAAAAAGCGGCGCGGGGTATTGGCGTTGGGACGAGGGCGCAGAGGGTCGAGACAAGGGCGCAAGGGGAGCGAGGACGCTCAAGGGTCGCGGGCAGGGACGACCCAGCCCGAGGAAACGGAGCGTAACAAAATAAAATCATTCAGTCTGGAACACCATTTTCTCGCGGCGGGGGCACCCTTCGGGTGCGGGTCGCCCGACCCCCCAAACCCCGCTGATATATCACCGATATATTACCCCGCTGATATATCACACTCAGAGTGGTTGAGTTATCCACAAGGCTTAGAGTTATCCACAAGGCTACGGCGTGACCGTGTCGGCGTTGCCGTGTCTGCCGTGTGCCCGTGTCGTGTCTGCCCGTGTCGCCCGCCGTGTTGGCGTGTCTATATATAGCCCGCCGTCAATTAGGGCAGATATGGCGCAAACCCTTACGGCGTAAGGCTTAGACGGGATATCGGGAAAATATAGAAAAAAATTAGAAAATATGCGCATTGACTTGACACATTCCCCAACATTGTGCCTATGATGGGGTATCGGCAAAACCGCCGAACATAGCAAAGGAAAAAACCCAATGAACAGAAGCCCATTCAGTACCAAAGAGTTAGCGTTGCTACCTCGCAACGCTTACGCATACCGCAACCGTCACGGCGTGTGGGGTATCCGTGAGGACGCCGTAAGCGTTGAGAGTGTCGTTTACCAAGACAACAACCAACCGCTACGCCCAAGTGATTACTACCTAGCACCAGTGGACAGTGTCGTTATCGCAAGCCGTGAGGCACGCGCTACACAAGTAGAGCGTTCACTAGAGAGTGCTAACTACTGGAACTAATCTAGTGAGTGTGTCACGGCGTACCCCTTGCGCCGTGACACTCTTAGAGTGCCCGACTAGTGCGGGCATTGTAAGAGTGGCAACACTCACCAAACCAAACCAAACCAAACTGAAAAGGAAAAAAAATGAAAACTACACTCACACACAAACTAGACAACTGGCTAGAAAAAACTAGCGGTATGATTACAATTCTTAGCCTTATTGGCGTTTTCGTTGGTGGCTTGTTCGCCTTGTCACTGGCACACGATTACAATTTAGGAACGGGTAATGCGTTCGGCGTAGTAATTTTTCTAGTGTTTTTCGGCGTGTGTCTAGGTGCTATGGGCGCTTGGGTATTCGTTGAGAAGCAAGGCGAACAGAACACAGCGAACACGGCGAAACACTTGCACAAGTACTACAAGAACGAACTAGGCAAAGTGCAAGCCGAATTGGCAAGCGCATACACGGCACACGCCGACACGCTTGACAGTCAAGCCGACTATTCCGCATTGGCACACGCGCTAAAAATGGAACAGGACAGAGTTACGGAATTGACGGCACAGCGTGATGGCTACCTAGCGATATGCAACACGAACGAACTACTTGTATCGGCGCTACGCGAGACACACGCCCGCAAAGTACGCGACTTAGGTGATGAACACGCGCTAGAGACTTATTCACTAGTGAACCTTCTCACTATCGCGCTAGACCCAATGCACGCCGACTACTTTGAGGCAATAGCCGACTTACGCGCGTTCATTCCAGTAATGGATAGTGACGAGATTACGCGCTACGCCGTAGCCCGTTGGAACGGTGAAGGCTATTCTGATGACGATATGAACCACCTCGCGCGCTATCGCGAGACATACGGCGGATATCTCGCCTAATCGGTAATCGTCACGCGCAACACGGCGCGCCAGTCTCGCAAGATGAGACTGGCGCGCCGTTCGCGTTTATGGGATAACACTTGCGCGCCGTTGCCCGTTGCCAGTCTCGCGCCGTTGCCCGTTGCCCGTGAGACGCGCCAGCACCGCGAACCCTTGCGAACCCTTGCGAACCCTTGCCCGCCGTTATTGCGCGCCATAGCCCGCAAGCCGTGAGACGCGCCACAACGCGCCTAGACGCGCGCTAGTCTCGATAAGGCTTAGACACACACAACACCGCGCCACGCGCGCTAGAACGCATTACAGCACGCCTAGTGCCAATGCGAACAAGTGTTCGGTCTGGGGCTGTTATCCACAGGTTATCCACAGCCTCGACCACTCACAGTGACGGGATACCCCCCACCCCCTAACCCTCAACTAAAGGTTTAGGGTTGCCTCGCGGGGAGCCCGCCCCACATTTTGCACCTGTAATCACCTGTATAGGTGACCTGTCCTATGTATGGTCCCGATACCACACTGCTGCCATCAAAGTCAGCGCTGATAGTAGAACTAGTAGGTCCATGACTACTCCTTTATCCTATCCATCACCACGGTAATGGGTTGAAGCATCTGCTTAATCCCGACAAGAGAATGTACTGTTTTGCCGTACGCCTCGTGATATGACTGAACAGTTTCAGGCACCACACGGTAATCAATCACAAAAGCACTGCCCCGTTGCGTATCAATACCAAGTAGCAAAGCCTTATCGTTAGCCAGGTTGTTATGTTTGTTCAGTCGTAGGTCTAACTTGTCTTGTCGATACCAGTAGTTCGTGTGGTCATAGATGACTTCTAGATTCCGTACAGTGGTTCCAAGTTTGACCTTAAAGTCACATGCAGAGGTAATCTGTCCTTCCTCTAGATAGTCCCTATTAGAGTCTGCCCCGCTCTTCTTATTAGGAATCTCCGCCTTGTTGAACAACTCGGTAGTCAAGTCCTCTAGCAACCAATTGACAGTCAAGTCAGTTGCGTACTGCGTAGCGGTACGGTTGTCTCGGTGTGGAAGCACACACACTTTGTCAATGTACTCCTGCTCTCTTTCAGTAAGAGTCTGATTCAGGAGATGAACAAACAAGTCCCTCTTGTCAATAGAGGTTTGAGCAATGAGTCTCCCCTTATATGCATCAACAAGTTGGCTAGGTGTTACTTGTGCTTGAACACAAAGGTTCTTTATACCGTTCTTTTTATGGATGAGGAGTTCGTTCCAGTTCACTTCCTTCTCCATATCAAGTTTCCGTTGACTAGGGAACAGACTGCTCTCTTACCGTTAATCCGAGTCTGTCCATAGCGATAAGGACAAGCCCTGCCAAAGGCAGGTCTAGCGGGGAGCACAGTAATAGTTACAATGGGTGCTACTGTGGTAGTTGATGAGGCAGTTGTGGAAGATGTGGGAGTGGGAAGCACGCCGAGCCCAGCAGGCGATGAAGCAATCACTAACGCCCCAGGTAGGACTATCGTCTTACCCCAAGAAGGATTCAAGCCATAGTCGTATCTCACCACAATTTCGAGATGGTATGAACCAGCGTACATATAAGACGGAATCTGCACAGGCCCGAATGCAAAGTATGGGCTACAAGGGTTATCGTAAGAACACTTCAAGTTATACCAGCCCATCGGATTACCATCAGATGATTCTGCGTATCCAATCGGATACCTCTGACCAGTAAGAGTGTGGACAAGGGTTCCATTAGCAGTCCAGAAGTTACCCATTGGATTATTGACTCCAATACGAAGTCCTCTGATTTGAACTGGAGCAGTAACTACTTCAGGTAGTCGTAGATAACCAGTAAGACCTCTGATTTGAGTGAATGAATGGATGTATGCAGAACCATCTAAAGTGGGGCAATTTTCCCAACAAAAGCCGTTCTCATCCCAAGACAAATTTTGTGAACGAACAGGAATGGGACCGTATAGGACGATTATAAGAGAGAGTAAAATTCCAAAAATCTTTTTTGCTTTCCTCACAGGTCGCGCATCCGAACTTTGTCCGATGTCCAGCGCATCTGATAGGCGCGGCGTGCGGCGTTGGACTCAAGGCGTCGGGTGCGTTCGGGTTCAGGAAGTTGCATAATCTTTTCTACGCGCTTTTTATTCTTGCGTTCTCGTTCATATGCTTTGCGTGCTTCAGGGTCTTTTAATGGCATTGATTTCCTTAGTCTGTAAAGGGTCTTTGTTTAGCACCAACAATTGCTGCTTCTTCTGGAGTACAAGTCATTCTTGTACCGCGAAATCCTACAGGGCAGATTCTTCCTTTTTCCATTACCCAAAGGTGATATTGATTTGCTTCATCAATGAGTTCTGATTCACGAGGATAAATCTCGATTGCTTCGTATTCTTCCCCTACTAATTCATTCTTGATTCTCTGTAGGGCACGCCAGTCATGGATTGGTTTTTTGTCCCTACGCTTAATAGATAGGTACTTCCAGGCATGCCCGTCTTCGTCTTTAATGTCTTTCATATTGACTTGATAAACATCGTTGACAAAGCATTCGGTTTCTTGGCGCCACCTCATCATCTCTTCCCATTGGTCTTGAGAGATGTGGTCTGGTTTTGCTATTGCTGGGTAATTGCCGATATGCCACTCGCCCCATGTCCGTGGTTGAGTCCGTCCTGACTTCTTTTTCTTAGCCATTATTTTCTCCTTTATTAGGTTGACATCAGTATAGCACCACATTTATACTTTCGTTGTGATACTCTTTTATCAACCTTGTTAGGAGGTGAATGTGATGATATTCGAAAAAGGAATATTTGTAGAGCATAAGAATGTGCGACAGAAAGTTAATGTCGGTTGTGCACTGTGCTTCACAGGAATCGCAGACGCGAGAAGTCATGTAGGCTCTCCGTTCTGTGAAGAGCAAAGCATTGCATCTGGTGGCCGTTGGGCTCATTGCCAGTGTGATACTTGCAAATCAGCAACTAACTGATTTTAAAATAAAATTAGTATGCGGCAAGTTGTGGATACTTTCGTCCCTAAGTAAGGGTTTGGTAGCGGGAGGGAAAAGTAAATGGCAACGAATAGGGGAATTATACAAGATGGAAAAATTACAAAAAAACTTTTACGGGTCTCTTAATCATGGCTGAAAAAGTAAGAGGCGGCATGCCCAAGTCGGATTGGAAGCGACAACTTTCAGACGATGCCCTAAATCGTCTTCAGCGACGCAAACTAGTTCTTGAAACTCTACGCAAACAAACTTCTATTGCAGAGCAGAGATTGCGCAATGACATTTTCAATACATGGAGAACTGGTGAAGGAACAATGCGCGCTATTGGCGAAGCATGCGGTTACACAACTAACTGGATTTCTCTCTTGATTCAACGAATTAAGAACGATGACACTTTGCTTGAACAAGCAATTGAAGATTGGATGAAGGAAAATCCTGGTGAGGAACTCAAATGAGTGACGAGAAAAAAGAAGTGAAACACCGAAGCATTATCCGCGAGTCTTTGACCTGGCCAAAAAAGGTGACAGAGGAAAAGTATCCGTGGAAAGAATGGTTTGATGGTCATGTATGGCGACTTAAGCAAGGCGAAGACTTTGATGTTGATATGAGGTCATTTCGTGCTGCTATTTATATGGCTGCCGATAGGTACGGTTACAAAGTAAAGACTCATATCCCTCGCAAGAAGGACTGTATTTTTATTCAGAAGATTGGTAAAAAAGATGGCAACTAGAAAAATACCAGCAGCAAATAACGCTGCGCGCAAAGTAAACGGCGAGATTGTTACCACCTGTGAAATTATGGGACCAGTCATTATTGATTTGGTTCGTGCTGGCATGACGCCATCTCGTGCAGCAGAGGCAAACAGGATTTCTAAATCAACAGTGTCTGTTTGGATTTCTCGCGGTATTGCCGAAACGGTTCACCGTGAAAAAGGCGGAGTTCCCAACAAGTCAGAAGAGGTGTACATGAACTTCTCTGAAGGACTTGCTAAAGCAGAGTCTGAATCTATGGGCGCTCTTGTTCTTTCATGGTTCAAAGAAGCAAGAGGTGGAGACTGGAAAGCAGCAGAAAGATTTCTTGCTCGCCGATTCCCACAAGAGTGGGGCGATAACAACACCGTCAAACTTGAAGTTTCTGCTGGTGCTGGATTTGGCAACAACAACGGTCGTGATAAAGAACTCACCGAGACAGAAGATGAAGAGAGAAAGAGAGCAATTCTTTCTGCACTTGTTGAGTCTGGAGACCTTCCGTCGAATGTTCTTAATGCATGGGATGATGAAGATGACATCATTGAGGCAGAGATTGTGGAGTCTAAAGAATGACAACTCGCGAGCAACTTGCATCGCTGACTGACTGGAAACAACCGTGCGGGTTTAAGTTTCCCCACACAATGCACCCAAAGCAACAGGCTTATTTGACTTGGACAACAACACGCGAAGCCCTTTATGGCGGTGCTGCTGGCGGAGGAAAGTCCGACACGCTTCTCATGTCTGCACTCCAGTACATCTGTGTTCCTGGTTACTCCGCGCTACTTTTGCGTCAGACATACCCGCAATTGTCTGGTCCTGACGGCTTTATTGACCGTTGCAATGCGTGGCTTGCGGGTACTGGTGCTAATTATGTTTCCACAAATAAGCGATGGACTTTCCCCTCTGGTGCAACTCTTTCGTTCGACCATTGCGAACGCGATGAAGACCGCTACAAGTTCCAGTCGTTTGCTTACCACTTCGTTGGTGTAGACGAGTTAACGCAGTGGAAGACCGACCGTGTTTATCGCTATGTGGGCTTCTCTCGTGTTCGTAAACCAATGCAGGACGAATCTCTACCTGCTTGCCCTCACTGTGGTTTGACATCTGCAGACATTCCTCTAAGAACCCGCGCCGCAACTAACCCTGGAGGTCCAGGAAACAACTGGGTGTACGAGAGATTCATTCTGGATAAAAAGCCAGAGCGAAAGTTTATGCCTGCAAAGATTTTGGATAACCCTTCTCTTGACTCCGAGGCATACATCAAAGGTCTTAATGAACTTGATGCAATTGAGCGCGCGCGACTTCTCGATGGAAACTGGGAAATCCGCGAAGAGGGTGGAATGTTCAAGCGTGAGTCATTCTCGGTTACTGGAAACTTCCCTGAAGGAATGAAAACGGTTCGCTACTGGGACTTGGCTGCAACACCAAAGAGTCGCTCAAACGACCCCGACTACACGGTCGGTGCATTAGTCGGAATGAAAGATGGTCGTTACTTTGTGATGGATATTCGTCGAATGCGCGGAAGTCCTTATGAAGTTGAAAAGATGATTGCGCAAACAGCACAGATTGACGGCGTGTCTACTCCAATCATTATTGAACAAGAACCAGGTTCTTCTGGTGTGAATGTCATTGACCACTACGCGCGCACTGTTCTCCAAGGATTTATATTCCGCGGAGAGAAGTCAAATGTCTCCAAGAAAGACCGCGCACTTGTTTTTTCCTCAGCGGCAGAAGCAGGAAATGTCATGCTTGCAAGAGCATCCTGGAACTCACCATTCATTGACGAATGCGAAGTTTTTCCATACGGTGCACACGATGACCAAGTGGACGCTGTTGCTGGTGCAATGCAATCACTAGTTGGAAAGAAGAAAACATCTGTGAGGATTATCCTTTAATGAAGGGCGATTGCGAAGGAAGAAAAGATAAATGCTCCCTTAGTGATTGTCCAAAGTTTGGAACATTAAAAGAATCGACTGATGGTTTGAATAGAATCAAAGGATGCGGAGACAATTCCGCACCATTATTGCGCAGAACACCAGTAAAACAAAATAAAAAAAAGATTTCTCAAATTTCTGAAAAGACTAAAAGCCAAGCCCCACAACGCGCAGAAGTCCGTCGTATAGTCCTTGAACGCGATATGGGGTTGTGTCAAGGTAAATTTTTGGTAACATATCTGTCATGTTCAGGTCCGCTAGATGTGGACGAAGTTATCCCGAGAGGTCGCGGAGGCGACCATTTAGACCCGAGTAACTGCCAAGTGTTGTGCCGTATGCACCACCGCTGGAAACATGACAACCCCGCCGAAGCGGAGAGACTTGGTCTTACTAAGTCTTTACCACCGAAGGAGGGCCGACAGTAGGAGAGACTATTGATATCGAAACCTTTAATTACCACATTAGCAATCTGGCTTACCGCAACATTTGGGTGGGTTGGGAATCAAGTAAACAACTCAGTGAGCGCACAAGGCGCACCCGTGGCAGTGGTCGCGGAAGTAACTCAACCCCAAGTCCTGGACCAAGTAGCGGCAGAAGCAATTCTCAGGCAGAAGTTTAAGTTGAATGAAGTATCCAAGCGAGTAGCAGACCTGCAAAAGGTCATAGGAACTGTCGCTGTAGACGGTCACTACGGAATGATTACCCGCAGGGAACATATTGAGGCACTTGAGGCACGCGGCCTTCCAACTGCAAATGTCCCTAAGCAGAACACACCTCGCTACAACATCTCATATGACCCAGCAGAGCGTTGCCCGATGTGGGAGCCACTGTTTGCTGAGTACGGTCTTCCAGTAGATGTGTTCTCGTATATTGCGTGGCGCGAGAGCGGATGCAATCCAAAAGCACAGAACGCAACTTGGAAGAACGGAAAAATGACCTACGCTCTGAATAAAGACGGAAGTTATGACACTGGTCTTTTGCAGGTCAATTCCACTTGGTACACAGCAGTCAAAGGCGTGTGCGGTGAAGACGCAGTGGACAATCACATGCAGGGCCTAAAAGACCCAGTGTGCAATGTGAAGTTTGCAAAGTGGCTTATGGACAATAGCAAGAGTCAATTAGGTAACTGGCGCGTCTATAAAGTGTGATACTTTTTTCACATGGCTCTTCTAATACACATGGCAAAATATGAAGTTGTCGAGCGTACCGAAGCAAGCAAAGAAGTCATAGCAACAACAGCATGCGGTATGTATGTTGGGAAAGACATATCTGTTTCTGTGCATCAAAGGCATGTGACATGCCTCTCCTGCCTAACGCACCAAAAATAGAAAACTAGGTTGTCATTTTTCTGACACCACCTATACTCAACCAAACAAACAGTCAGGAAAATAATGGGAAGCGCAAGAACAACAATGCCAACTGGTAAAAAGTTGGAAAAATTACGCAAAGCAGCACTTGGCAAAGTAGGCGCTGGAAGTATCAAGTACCACAGCGGTACGCATAGGGTGCTGTTATACGCGAAATTTAAGAAAAAGGCATTTAGGTGGGACGACTGGGTTAACTTCCACGCAGATAATTACGACATGCGTCGGTCATCTGGGGAGTGTTTTGAATTTTTATTAATCTGCGGCTATCTCTATCATCGTGTAATAAAAGGAATTGACTACTTTCAGATAACCCCAGATGGAGAGTTAAAATTAATCACCTTGTCCGAGAGCGAACAGAAGCGAAGGGCAAAACTTGCAAGCAAATCTTCTTACAAGGGACGAAAAACTTATCTTGAAAAAACTGGGCAGTGGTGAGCAGTTTTAAAAAAACATCTGGCTACAACCAAGACTTCGACCTAGAGCCATCTTCTGAAGTAAAACAGTTTAATTTCAAAGATGACCTTCAGTACGGACAGGTTGGAGAAACACTTGTTGCCACAATGTTGGATGCACTCGTTAATGGCTCATTTGAAATAAAGACCGACAGATATAGGAATGGAAATATGGTCATTGAAACAGACCAGAATCCAGGTCTGAAGGGATGGAAGAAAAGCGGAATCAATGTAACCAAGGCAGAGTGGTGGGTGTATGTTTATGCTCTCGATGGCGGAATGACAATCGTCCATGTTGAAAGACTCAAAAGGTATCTGAGACTCAATAAGCATTTATTCAACGAAGAAACGAAGCGCAATTTTGCCGAGGGCAGTGACAACCCAGCAAGAGGATTTATTTTAAAGCCTAGGCATGTTATGGATATGTTAATCAATAAAAAATATGACGCAATTGGAGGAAGCAGTGAATAGTAATAATGATTTAGTAGGCCAAATGAAAGACTCAAATAAGTACCTAGCCAGCATTGTAAAATGTGAGGATGTGATTGAGGACCTCAATACATATTTAGCATTCAAGAATTCTGCCGCTGTCCATTTCTACCCATCCCAAATTGAGGTAATGATGGACTTGCTAATAGACATGAAAACTATGGTTTTTGAGTATTCTGAAGCATTTGATAAATTGCAGGATATGCTTGAAGAAGAGCAACTCAAGAACGCACAATGGACCGACTTGTTTAAACCGCAAAATTAATATACACTTAGAACAACAGGAGAATATATGTCAAAAGTTTCAGGATTCGATATGGGCAGAGATGAGTTCTCTATCCCGTCAAGCAGAATGAGTGGGCAGGACGGAGCAGTCCAAATCCCAGCAAATTTTAATCTTAACGATGTAAATCTTGTAGTTCTGTCCCGCGAGATTAGTGCTAATTCGGACTCATTCAACAACAAGATTAAAAAGATTAACGACCATCTCGCTGCACTTGAAGTAGACAAGACAACAGATACGGTCGTAATGGACAAATCGTTTGTTACTAAGTTGGTGAAACTAGTTGACCAGATGCAGTCAGATTTTGTCAAAATTGTTCAGATTGCACAGCAACTTAAGTAGTGGCAACTAAAAAATCATCATCTAAAACGCCAAACAGAATTGACATAACCTTTATCGGTGGTTCGTTTGACGGTAGGGAGTTGGAGTTCATTTATCCAACCCCAGAGTATCTTGTTATGAATCGCGGTCAGGATTTATACAAGCGTGTAAGTTCAACACAATACAAGTACCAGGCTGATTGGTCTGAGTATCAAAAAACAATTGATAAGGACAGAATTATTCAATGACAAATCCAAAAGTTCAGACAGTTTCAATTAATGGCAATCGCCACTACAAGCACCCAAATATTAAAAATATGGTTGCCCCCAGTGTCACATCAATTGTTGGAATGCTCCCAATGCCGTACCTGCCGAAGTGGAATAGCAAGGTGACGGCAGAAGCGGCAATTAATGAGCGTGAGCATATTGACTCCCTACTGGGTAGCGCTGGTGGAAAAGTAAAGGCAATTGATTGGCTGAAGGCTGCTGCGGAGCGCGAGTTGAACAAAGCCGCAGACACTGGTACGCGAGTCCACGAGGCTATTGAGCAGTTGATTCTTGACCCAAACTATAAGTACGATGATGACCTGCTTCCGTTTCTGCATGGTTTTTGGGAATTTGAGAAGCGGTTTGAACCAGAATGGATTCATGTAGAAAAATCAATCTTTTCCATTACGCACAATTACGCAGGTTCATTTGATGCAATCTGCAAGATTAACGATAAAAAGATTCTTCTTGACTTCAAAACAACAAGGTCTGGAATTTCTGCAAAGGTTGCTCTTCAATTAGCCGCATACGCAAATGCTGATGTTATTTTTGATGGAGACAACGAGATACCGATGCCGAAGGTTGACGGCGGTGCCGCACTTCTGCTACGCCCAGATAAGTGGTCGTATCAACCATTGCGCATCGACGACGATATCTTTGCTACATTCTTAGCCCTACGCAGAACATTCGAATGGGAATCACGGCAGTCTAAAACTGCTATGCTTGCACCAATACAGCACAAGGGGCTTATGTGAGAAAAGATATTAAACCAGGAAATTGGGAAAGCGCCGCTGCTCTAGTAGTAAATGAAATTGCTGATAAGTGCAAACAATACGAGATTGCAAAAAGCAAGAGCGAATCTAAAGTCAATGATTTTGTTCAGAAGAACTTTGACGAAATTGTTGACTTGGCATTTCACACTAAAGATGTAGACCCAGACTTCCTTGAGGAAATGTTTTTTAATCTTGCGGTTGCTGGTCTGCATGGATATTCTTTGGTCGGGAAAGAAGACCATAAGGCTTCAGCAGCATTTGTGTATACAACTGTTGTGGGAAAACAAAAGATGTACGGGCATGGAAACATCGCCCGTTTCGAGGTTCCAGGCATTGTCATTCGTATGAATGATAAGTTGGAAAGACTCAAGAACCTGCGTGGCTTTGACGGCCCCGTACTTTTTGAGCCTGTAAAAGACACATGGCTTGACATTTGTGGTTATTCCATAATTGCAATCATGTGGATTAGAGGCTGGTTCTTGTTAGACATGAAAAATCAGGATAAAGAAAAATCAGGAGAAAAATGAGCACACAGGTAACAATGACTGGCAATCTCACAGCAGACCCAGTTCTTAAAGCAACGAAGACTGGTTCTTCGCTATTAACAGTAGGTATTGCTGTCACTCGCCGTTGGCGGGACAAGCAAGATAACTGGGAAGAGCAAACATCATTCTTTGACCTCACAGCGTGGGGAGAACTAGCAGATAACGCAGCAGCCAGCCTGAGCAAGGGCAATAAGGTTGTTGTGGTTGGACGGCTAGAACAGCAGGAATGGACAGACAAAAACGACGGCTCAACCAAGAAAAAGGTTGTAGTTATTGCTGATGACATTGCAGTTTCACTGCGAAAAGCAACAGTAGAAGGCGTTGCAAAGTCTGGAAACCCTGCCGCGCAAAGTGGTCAGCAGTACCAGAATACTGGCAAGAAGCCAGCAGCGGCATCATTCCTTGATGACGAACCGCCATTCTGATTGAATTTGTGTGTCACGGGAGGGTTAGTGGGAACGACTTATCCCGTGACACGCAAACAATTCTATGAAAATTTAGTGTAACTTAGTGTTGGTATATGAAATTGGCACGGCTAATTCAAAAGAGGATTTCGGTATGTATATAGGTCTAGCAGTAGCAGTATTTATGGCTGGCCTAGTTTGGTTTATATCGCCAAAGTTGAACATTGATTTAAGAGGAAGAATCTCCACTACAGCGATTGCTGGCGGTGTGTCTTCTGCTTCTACTGCTGGTTTTATGTACAGCGACATTGCTGGCGTATGTGTTATCGCGGCATGTCTAATTGGTATTGGTATTTTATTTGGATACGAGAGAGGGTAGTAAATGGCATTCCTTCGCTCATTTAACACACACGACCAACAAGGTTTTGTAGCCCCAGATAAGAAACAGTTTTACGCACCATCAAGCGGTCCTGGCCGCCCCCTAAAGCCATACAAAGATGGCTGGGACTTGGAGCGCTCAGTAACACAAGCACTTGACAGAGTTACTTGGGTTTACAAAGCAGTTTACGCAATTTCAGCAAACGCTGCATCTCTCCCGATTGCCATGAGAAAGGGCGACTGGAGAATCGGCGAACTAACATACGACGACCCAATTTTGCAGATTATGAATCGCAATGCAAACCCTGGTCAAGATGCTTTTTCATTCCGCTTTATGCTGTCATCGCAGTTGTTGCTTTCTCAGCGTGGTGCGTTTGTGGAAATCATTCGTAATCGCATGGGAGAAGTTGCCGCACTAGTTTTGCTTCCTCCGCAATACACCTTCCCAATTCCAGACCCAGACAGATTCGTATCTGGATTCTCTGTTGAGTATCCAAATACCCCAAAAAGAATCATTGATGCCAAAGATGTAATTTGGACAAGAGTTCCACACCCAATTGACCCATTCAAAGGACAGACTCCACTTGAGTCTGCTGGACTAGCAATTGAGTACGACTATTACGCAAAAGTTTTCAACCGTAACTTTATGGTTAATGATGGTCGACCAGGCGGAATTCTTGTAATTAACGGAGACATGGAAGAAGAACAGGCAGAAGAAATTCAACGCCGCTTCAAGGGAAGTACTGGCTCAAATATCGGTGGCGCAGGTCGCCTAACCGTAATGTCTGCTGAAGATGCAAAGTTTATTGATACATCAACCAATCAGCGAGATGCTCAATATATCGAGGCTCGTCAAATGAACAAGGAAGAGATTCTTCTCGCCTTTGGTGTACCCGAATCAGTAATTGGAAATGCATCAAATAGGACATTTGCTAATGCTGATGTTGAACTAGAAGTATTCTGGCGAGAGACAATGGTTCCTCACCTGACGCTTCTTGAGCGGTCTTTTGACAAATTAGACGAAGACCCAACTACATACTTTGCTTATGACCTTTCTTCGGTTGCAATTTTGAGCCGTGACGATAGAGAGCGTGCTCGATTCCATCTTGAAGAATTGAAGCAGGGTGCAATTTCAATTGATGAATACCGCGAACTCACTGGGCGCGAAGGTGTTGGAATTGATGAGTTGCTAATCCCAACAAACCTTTCACCAGTTGTCATGCAGACAAACAATGGCGGTCAGCAACAACCAGAAGATGGCGCTCCGTTGAACCCGAACCAAAGGCCAGGTCGCCGTCCTGCGGATGCACCAGACCCAGCGTTGCCAAACTCAAGTCCGAACTCGCGACCAAACGATTCGATAGAGCCGACCAACCCTCCAACACCAAGGTCAATTTTTACACCACCACTAACCCCTTTAGCCCATGACATTGAGGAATCAAAGTCTTCCGAAGACATTGGGGTTCGCCGCACGCGCCAGATTACCCGTCTTGAGCAAAGTGTCGCGCTTCAGATTGGTTCAATGTTGAAGCGCCAAGAGCGAGTAACAATTGAAAAAGCAGCCTCTAAAAAGGTTAAGGAAAAATGGGATTCTGGAGAAGGAATCAAAGCAGAAGACATTTTTGATGTTGCCGTGTGGAATGACCAACTCATCTCCGATGCAAAAACATGGGTTGCATCAGTGTTCCTTGATGGGGCAATCGAAGTAGCCTCAACAAAAGTTGATTCTTTAAACCCAGGAAATGTAACGATGGACGAAATCGTTAGCCCACGAATTAAGGCTATTTCATCTATTAACGAGACGAGCAAGCGCAATATTGAAAAAATTATTAGCGAGCATCGCTCAAAGTCGCACCAAGAGTTCATCACTGCTCTAAAAGCATGGTTCGCTTCGGCATTTAGTTCGCGAGTTAAAACAATCTCCAAAACAGAAGTTGGCGGGGCGTTCAATGCTGGTCTTCTATGGGCAGCAAAAGAACTTGGATATACAAAAAAGACATGGGTTCACCGCCCAAGTCAAGACTCAGCACGCAATGAGCACGCTGAACTTGCCAGTCAGACAGTCGGCATCGACGAGAAGTTTGAGATTAATGGCAAGTCTGCAATGTACCCTGGAGACCCAGAAGCACCAACTGAGTTTGTGATGAACTGCAGTTGCACACTTTTGTTTTCATAGACTATACGAAATTAAATAGTTAGTCTCTACATTACAACATTTACTGCAATTTTCTGCTACTCTTCTTGCAGGAGGCCGTTTTGGAACACAAACAAGTATCAGTTTCATCAGTTCGTGGCATTGATGATGTGGATGGAATCGTTGAGGCAATTGTCTCCGTTACCAATATCGTCGACTCCGTAAACGATGTAATTGAGCCAGGCGCTTATAAATTAACTCTAAAGAAGCGTAACCCTAAAGTCGTATGGTCTCACGATACGAATATCCCAGTTGGTAAGACTCTCCGTGTTGAGGAACTTCTTCCAAATGACCCACGCCTTCCAAATGACCTTATTCAGCAAAATGCTGGTGCTCTGCTTGTAAAAATGCAGTTCAATCTAAATACAAGCCGTGGGCGCGATGCCTTTTTTGATGTCCAGTTCTTCGGCCCAGAGCAAGAATGGTCAATTGGCTACGCGGTTCCAGAAGGAAAATACACAGTTGATTCAAAAACTGGAATTCGCTATATCAAGCAATTGGAACTGTTTGAGTACTCACCAGTAATTTTTGGTGCTGCCCCAAGCACCCGTACATTAAGCCTAAAAGAGGACGGAGTCGAAATTGAAGCAAAGGCTCCTGGAAAGTACGACGATATTGATTTCGGCATTCCTTCTGGTGTTAAAAGTCAAGCAGAGACTGGTCTCGGGTGGTCGAAAGAATTTAACCGAGGCGGAACTGAGGTCGGTAAGGCTACGGCTAATTACCTACTCAACAATTCTGCTGTTAGCCCTGAAAAGGCTCGTCACATCGCGCGCTACTTCCCTCGCCACGCAGTAGACCTCAAGACTCCAGCCAATAGCAAGCCAGGCGCAGATGGTTATCCAGGTGCAGGACTGATTGCATGGAAACTCTGGGGTGGAAATGCTGGATGGCGCTGGGCTCAAAAACTTGTTGACGCAATGAACTCACGCGATGAAATGAAAGCAGAACCAAACGGGCTGAAGACTAGCGACTTTGTTACTTGGCGCGCATCTGGTGGTAGAGCATACGGACGAATTGAGCGTATTGAGCGCGACGGTGAAATAGATGTCCCGAATAGCAGTTTCGCTATTACTGGTACACCAGAAGACCCAGCAGCATTAATTCGTGTTTACCGCAAAGAGGGGCTTGATTATTCTCCTACAGAAGTGCGAGTTGGGCATAAGTTCTCAACCCTTACAAAGATGGATATTTCGAAGAAGGATGCCTTCACTGATATGCCATCAGGAACACCAGGCTCTTTCGGTACACCGCAGCGAATTGGTACCACGCCAAATGCTCCAGAAGAAAAGCCATACAGCATTGAGCAAGATGTTCAGGGTTGTAGCGGTTATGCAGTCGTAAAAGTTGGAGAGGGAATTGTCACCGATGGATGCCATCTCAATCTTGCCGAAGCACAGGCACATCTTGAAGAACTAAATTCAGAGATGGAAGGTGAAAAAGCCATTGACATGGAAGAGGAAACAATTGATGGGTGCCCAGCAGCAACTCAAGATGTTTCCATCAATCTTGCAAACAGACTAAATGCAGTCAAAGTTGCAAATTATGGACCAATGAATCCAGAATTACCGAACGAAGAGTTTTGGGTTGCAAAGGGAGATTTATTTAATACAACTCCAGAAATTGCAAAGCAATCTTTGTGCTCAAATTGTGCTGCATTTATTCAGACTGAAAAAATGATTTCATGCATAGAAAAAGGTCTTGATTCAGGCCCAGAGGCAGTTGCAATTGTTGAAAAAGCGAACCTTGGTTACTGCGAAATTTTTGATTTTAAGTGTGCTGGACAACGAACCTGTGATGCTTGGGTAACTGGTGGACCAGTAACAGATGCGGATATGGGAAGCCAGCAAGTTGAATATCCAAAGTCGATGATTTCTATTGATGAAGAAGTTAAAGATGCAGGCCCAAATGGTCGTGTTATTGCAACCCATAAAACTGATGTAAATACTTCACGGGCTTGGGATAAGACAGTTCCTTTTCGCAATATGAAATCACCAGCAACTCCATCTTATTACAACAGACTGTTTGCATTCCAAAATCCAAATACCGATGGAACCCGTAAAACTCACTACAATTTCATCCACCACTATGTCGGAAATGATGGAACCCCAGGAGAGGCTTCGTACTCGGCGCTGATTAATTCAATGGCTGTTTTGAACGGTGGTCGCTCTGGAACAGTTCTTCGTGGTGAGGCACGCCGTGGCGTTTACAACCATATCGCTTCACATTATCGCGATGCTGGAAAAGAACCTCCAGAACTGAAGTCAGATGAATTTGTTGACTACATCATGATTCAAAAAGGAATCATCTCAAAGCCGCTTAGCCCAGATTCTGGAATCGAAGTGAAGGCTGCTGGAGGACCAATCCCATCGCATAAGACTGCAGTTCGCGACGATGAAAGACTCGACCGCTCGGCAATTCTTAATACTCGTTCACCAGAAGGGAAGGACTATTACAGCAAGATTTTTGCTTATCATATTCCTGGTACCGACGGAACTCGTAAAACGCACTACACATTTATCCATCACCATGTTTCAGAAGACGGACAGCCAGGTGCTGCTGCATACTCAGAGTTGAAATCCGAAATGGCAATCCTCAACGGTGGACGCGGCGGAACGATACTTCGCGGAGAAGACCGCAAGGCTGTGTATAATCATCTCGCTCGTCACTACCGTGACTTCGGCAAGAAACCACCTGAACTAAAGTCAGATGGGTACATTGATAATGTTATGATGCAAAAAGGCCTCATTAGTGAGCCACTATCTATCACGGAGAAAACAGATGAGCAAGATTGATATTGAGTCGTATAAGTCCTTTGTTGGGCAGCAGGCTCTATTGAGCGATGACAGTATTGGCATCATCGTTGGAATCTCCGAAGATGGCCAGGCGCTTGTGCAGAAATGTCTTGACATGGAAGGACTTGAAGAGACAGATGAAACTGTTTTAATTGCAGTTGAAGATGTAAAACTTCGTACTTTTGTGGTCATGGAAAAAGTCGATGAAGGAATGACTGAAGGCGCTCTTGTTTCATGGGAGACCTCAAACGGCACATATTACGGCGATATTTTGTCTTCCTCAGCAGAAGGAACTGTTCGCGGTGAGCCTCAAGGCCTTGAAATTGAAGGCTCCGCAGAGCGCCCAGCCTATGTTGTGCGCGTTATGATGTGGGATGAAGACGAATGGATGCCTACTAATGTTACTGTAGTAGCATACGGTGATGCATTGACTATGGTTGAAGAACTTCCAGAGCCAATGGATGACGAAGACCCAGTAGATGAAAATATGCCAGCGGATACAATGCCAATGGCCGAAGATGGAGAAAAGAGCATAGACATGAACATTGAAGCACAGATTGCCGAGATTGTTGCACGCGAAGTTGCTAAGGCTCTTGCTGCAATGAACACCGCAGAAGTTAAGGCAGAAGAAATTGCTGTTGAGACTAAGTCGGATGAAGCCGCCGAAGCAGTTGCTGAAGAAGTAGTTGCTGAAGTTGCTGTCGAAGAAGTTGCTGCAGATGCACCAGCAGAAGAAGTAGCAGTTGAAGCAGCAGTAGAAGAAGTCGCCGCTGAAGAAGTTGTTGCTGAAGAAAAGTCTGAATTGGTTCAGATGGAAACAGCAGAACTTTCGTTCGATGACCTTAAAGAGTTCCACGACCTCATCAAAGTGCTATAGTATTCACGGGCGTTAGTAGCGCCCGTGGAGGGGTTGTGGATATTGGCAAGGAAATAGCCAGAGTTCAAAAGAGCACGACAATCGGCAAGGTAGATAAACTTTTGGCATCTTTGAGTGCAAAAGATTCTGCTTCGCTCGTTGATGCAATGAAGAACTTGTCAGTTTCAAGTCGCACAATTTCAAAAGTTCTAAAAGGTCGCGGCTATGTAATTGGTAGGAGTGCTGTAGACAATTGGCGACATGCTAATGTTGAAAATTTTGAAACCAGAAGCAACAATTATATTGGGGGCAAATAATGTCATTGTCAAAAGATTTAAAATCAGCAATGAATCGTAACTCCCCAGAATGGCCAGTAGTAAAAAGAGGCCCGTCAATAAAACTCCCAACTGTTCCAACTGTTAAAAAAGAAAAGTCGCAGTTTAAAACATGCGTAGTTTTACCAGATATGCAATGTGGTTATTTCAGGGATGTAAATGGCAATTTTGTTGCTATCCATGATGAAATTGCAATCAATCTGGCTGTTGAATTTATTAAAGAATCAAAGCCAGATGTAATTGCGATGAATGGAGACAATGCTGACTTTGCAGAATTTGGAAAGTACAGACTAACTCCTGCTTATCAATTGACAACACAAAAAACAATTGATTATTTAACAACGCTTATGGCGCGCCTTCGTGCAGCATCTCCACTCGCTGAAATTGTTTGGCTTGAGGGAAATCATGAAGCAAGATTAGGAAATTATATTCTTGATAATGCAAATGCTGCTTTTGGTTTGAAGCGTGGGAATATCCCAGACTCATGGCCAGTCATGTCGCTTCCTTATCTTTGCAGATTTGAAGAATTTGGTGTTAAGTATTTACCAGGATACCCAGCGTCAACATATTGGGTTAATCGTAAGTTGAGAATTATTCACGGACACAAAGTCGCATCTGGAGGAAGCACTGCTCATAAGTACCTCGCAACAGAAAAGACTTCAGTTCTTTATGGACATATCCATCGCCGCGAATGGGCAGAGCGAACCCGCCAAGATTGGGATGAGGATAAAACTATTCTCGCCGCATCAGCAGGATGCCTTGCTCGCGTAGACGGTGTCGTGCCAAGCACAAAAGGCGGGACCGACCTCGACGGACGCCCAATCCCATGCACGGAAGACTGGCAGCAGGGAATTGCTGTTGTCCACTATGTCGCTGGAGATGGTCCATTCCATCTAGAACTCGTTCCAATTCACAATGGTTCTATGTTCTATCGCGGAAAGATTTATAAGGCAGACAAGAAAAAATGACAGAGGGTCGAGACCCTCTTGAAAGCCAGATGAACCTGCGCTTTCCGATGATTACTATTTCTGTTTCCTACGAAGACCGAGATGAGCCAATCCATGTTGATTTGGGCTCAATACCGCCATTTGTTGCTGTTTCTGTATTCGAACGCATACTAGATGCAATGAGTAATATTGCAGTGGGCCCCAAAATTACATTTAAGGGTGATGTAATAGCCAAGCCCTTTATGGCTTCTGATGTTACATTCCAAGACCTATTGGACATGTTTGGTCAAAACGAAGACGAAGAAGACGAAGACAATTAAAAATAATCTAACCCCTGCTTGACAAACTAGCAAAGAGCAAGCATAATATTTAATACGAGGTGCTTACCTTGTGTCCGAAGTTCCACTATTACTCAAAAGGAGTATATCACTATGGCTACAGATAGCCGTTTAAAGGAACTCAAGTCAGCCCTCCGTGCAGTTCTTGCAGATAACGATGACATCGTTAATCATGCAGGTGCTACCCGCGAAGAAGGCGGACCTGAGATTCAAGTACAAGCAAAGCATGTTGAAGCATTCCGAGGCAACCTCGCAAAGGCACGCGAAATCCGTGCTGAAATTGAGGCCTTGGAAGGCATGGGCGAAATTCGCTCATGGGCTGAAGGCATGACCGCACCAGTAGCACAGACCAAGTCTGGTTTGATTGTTCCACAAAGCGCAAAATCGCTTGGCGAGCAGTTCATTGAATCAGACGAGTTCAAGGCAATTGCTGGTGGTAAGTCTGGTTACACGATGCATGCTCCGTTCCAAGTGAATGGTGCATTCTCGTCACACTGGGGTCGCAAAGATGTCTACACAGGATTGCCATCAGGCACTCCTACAGACTTCGGTACGCCACAGCGTGAGGGTATCGTAGAGCGTCAGAAGCGCACCATGCGCGTACGCGAACTCTTCGATGTACAGCAGACGAGCAGCAACATGGTTGAATACTTCCGTGTTTCTGGTTTCACCAACAACGCATCAACTGTTGCAGAGCGCAACGACGCAAACAACGCCTTTGGTGTAAAGCCACAGTCGTCAATGACCGTCGTTGGTGTTCAGGCTCCAGTTCGCACGATTGCTCACTACGAAGTTGCTCACCGCAATGTGTTGGACGATGAGCCAACCCTTCGTGGAATTATCGACAACGAACTGTTGTACGGACTCCGCTTGGTAGAAGATGACCAGATTCTTAACGGAAACGGTGTTGGACAAAACCTCACTGGTATCCGTTCGACCTCTGGAATTCAGACCTCAACTTGGTCAAGTGGTGCCGCTGGAGATACCCGCCTCGATGCAATTCGTCGTGGTATCACCAAGTCGTTGCTTGCTTACTACGAGCCAACAGGTATGATTGTTCACCCGAACGACCTCGAAGACATCGAACTCACGAAGGACTCACAAGCACAGTATTTGATGCTTATGTCCGTATCGATGGGTGCAGATGCTCGCTTGTGGCGTTTGCCAATCGTCAGCACGCCAGCAATTACCGAAGGCAAGGTTCTCCTTGGTTCATTCGGTGTTGGCGCAACGCTGTACGACCGCATGGAGGGCAACATCCGCGTTTCCGAGCAACACAGCGACTTCTTTGTTCGCAATGCAGTTGCAGTACTTGCTGAAGAGCGTATTGCACTTGCTGTTAAGCGTCCAGAGTCGTTCGTTGAAGTTTCACTCAACAGCGCACCTGCCTGATAATCACAGTCAGAAAAGTGAAAAGCCTGGGCTTCGGCCCAGGCTTTTTGCTTTGTGCTAATATCTTTACATGTCACAAATTGTAGTAATCGCTCCACGCGATATTTACGAGAACATCGAAGGCAAGAGTGTGAGGGTTGTCCGTAAGGGCGAGCGCATTAGTGTCGAAGATGCAATGCGATATAAGGTCATGCCTATCTCGGTAAATGACCCATTCGCTACAGAAACAAAGTAATCCGTGGACAGCCTGGACCCAAAGAAATTTGGGTTGAACGACGATATAGATTTTGCCGCGTACTGGGTGAAGGATGAGCCTTTCCTAAGTTTAAAAAACGCAATGTATGAACTAATCCAAGATGATAAAGATTTTCAATACGACTATCCGTACGATGCAATTTTCAATCAGGTATGTGCAAGTGGTTTGATAAAACAAGCCCATACAAGTGATTCCCTAATCGAGGTCAGGTATGGATGGGAGCCGCTGGATTCAAGTAGCGTAATCATGCACTCCTGTAGGGGCTATGTGGTTCACCCAAGGATTTATTTTGAAGGCAACAATGCTGGCTTTTTGCTTGAGATGGAAGAGGATGATGCGGAGCCAATAATTTGCTTTTTTGAATACCGCAAGATTTTCTGGGTTGCCCCAATCCGATAGACCCTCTAAAAACAATGGTGTAATGTGTTTTTATGGCAATTTTGAATTACGCTGACCTTGCTCGTGCAATGAACAAGACTTTCAGTGCTGGTGAGCAGGCTGCGGCTTCAACTATTCTTTCTGGTCTGGAATCAGAAATTTCATATTTGCTGAATCGCCCCTTAAACCCAGTTCGCATCACTGACGAGAAGCACATGCTTGAACCTGGACAACGCCAGTTATTTTTACGCAAAGCCCCAGTGCGAAGTGTTATCTCATTCAGCATTGGGTTGATTGATAATGCATCGGCAACATACACAACGCAAAATATTTATGACTTTGATGTTTACCCTTGGGGAATTGACAATGTTCTGATTGCTGGGCTTGGTTATCAGGCGCTTGTAACCTACAACGCTGGCATGCTTGACGCAGATGCATCAGCACTAGAGCGCGTAATTCTTTCCGCTGCAACACGAGAAATGAGTAAGGTACTCATTGATGCGCAAGGTATGGAGCGTCTAAAGGTTGAAGGAACTGAGTACTTCTTCGAGCCAACTCCTGGCGGTGGATTCACCGACCAAGAAGTAAAAAATATTCTTCGCTACAAGCGCAGGGTTATTAGGTAGTCCATGCGCGGCGCATTTGAACAAATCACTGTTCGGCGCAAATCATCTGTGACTGTAGATGCAGAGGGCGTTTGGACACCAGTATTAAGTGATGTAACCTATAAGGGTTCAATCCATCAAAAATTTACAGAAGAAGGTCAACCTTCAGATTTAGGTAAATATGGTGAAAGACGGAGTCTAGTGGTGAGACTCCCAAAGCAAACATCCGTAGTCAGTAACGACCAAATCGTGATTACTGGATACCATGACAGCATGGATGGTGTTTATGAAATTGAAGGTTTAATCTATACCCATACTCATTTAAGACTAGAAATACGAAGGACGCTTTTAAATGAGTAAGAGAATGAAATCGATTGATAACTTGATGTCTCAAGTTGATAAAAGAATTGCAAGCGCAATAAACGCTGGCATCGCTGGAAACTTTTATACTGCCCAAGAACTCGCACGCCAAGGCGAGCAGGAAATCAAAAAAATCATTGACCATCCTGGCTCATATAAAACATACGGAAACAGCAAGAGCCAGAGGATGTCTAGCCGTCCTGGGGAGCCTCCATCTGCTGACCCAAGTGGTCCATTGTACAAATCTATATATTCACAAACATTGAGCAAGGTTGGAGATAACCCAGCACGAGCAGTTTTCGGCTCAAAGTTAAAGTATGCAAGATTTCTTGAGTATGGAACTGAGCGCATGGCGCCAAGGCCATTTGCCAGACCAGCACGAGAAAATATTGCTTTAGGAGCCAGGAAAACAGTTGCTAATGCTTTTACTTACTATATGTACAAGAGGTTTAAGGGCATGAAGCCATTGAATGTAACAATTAAGGTCGGTGAATAGTTATGGCTTCAGTTGGAGGTTCAATTCGTACCCGTTTGCTTGCAGCAAACCTTGCTGGCATTACTGGTATCTTCCGTGATTTTGCTCCACCAAATACAGCAAAACCATATATCACATACAGCGATGAATTAAGAAATGTGCCAGAGATAATCGGTGATGGTTTGGTAAAAACTCGTCGAAGAATGGTCCAGTTTGATTTATGGCAAGATAGGGCTTCCGAGAATACATCTCTGGTCGACTCTATGGTTTCAGCACTTGATGGACTTGGGCAGTTTGACTCAGATGTGTACATCTACAGGCTAAGAGTTTCTGATATCCAAAGGATAGTATCATTAGAGGATAATGTTGTTCATCATGCACTAACGCTTGATGTATTCCAGAAGGCGTAATCATGGCTTTTACACTTATTACAGTTACTGGCACATATCTATTGCCGACTGGTCACCCAGCGAGTGGCTCCGTGTCGTTCACGCTTACAGCACCAATGCGGGACGCCAGCACAGATGTAACCATTACGCCGCAAGAGCAAGTTGTAGCCCTAAGTAACAGCGGCTCAATCTCGATTAATCTATATGCAAACGATGACGCTACAACACAGCCAGACGGTGTTACATATGAAGTAAACGAACGGCTAAACGAAACTGGATACAATAAGTACTATTTTACACTAAATAGCAATTCTCCAAATCGCAGATTCAGCCTTGCTGATGTTGTTCCAAATACAGAGCCGATAGTCACTTATAACTACGCGACTAAAGAGTATGTAGATAGCAATATTGGCGTTACGGCAACAAGTATTGCATTTACGCCAACTAGCGAAATAATATCGACTACAGTTCAGGCCGCGATAGAAGAGGTACGGGCAAAATCCAAATATGTCCATACCCAGGCATCTTCTGCAACGACCTGGTCAATTACGCACAATCTTAAATTTTACCCAAATGTTTCAATTGTTGACTCTGCCCTTTCCCATGTGATAGGCGAAGTCACCTATATCAACGAGAACAGCCTGACAGTATCGTTTACAAGCGCTTTCTCTGGAAAAGCCTTTCTTTCTTAAATACCTTCGCACACTTTTGTTATAAAAAAGCCTATTCTTAGGGGTGCGCGCACCCGCTATGGAGGTTTTTAGATGAAATTCGTAACAAACTTAGACCTTAATCAAAATCAACTGATTAAGGGTACTTTTGAAGTACTTGCAAGTGACCCGAACACTAACCTGTTCGACGGTCGAATGATTTTCAATAGCACCGAAGGTGTTATCAAGGTTTACGACATTACCGCCTCCGCATGGCGAAAGATGGTTACGGGTGTAACTTCTGCTGGCTCCCAGTCCTCAGCACTAACAATCAATGAGGCAAATGGTGTAGTTTCAATTACTCCAAACCTTGCAAGTTCTGCAAGTGCTGGTTTGATGTCTGCATCAGACTTCTCCAAGTTGGCAGACGCAGCCTCAGAGGCAACTGCGAGCAAACTGGTAATCCGAGATGCCAGTAGCCAGGCAAAGTTCGGAACGCCTACAGACGCATCACATGTTGCGACCAAGGGCTATGTTGACTCGGCCCGCTCTGGACTAGATGTTAAGCAGTCGGTTCGTGTAGCCACTACTGCAACAGTAAACCTTTCAACAGATGTTGACAACGCAAGCGTTATTGACGGTGTAACTCTTGCTACTGGCGACCGAATCCTCATCAAGGACCAAGGCGCTGGCGGTGTGGCTCATGCAGACAACGGTATTTATACCGTCAATGCTTCTGGAGTGCCAACACGAGCAACTGACTTTGATAGTGACGCAGAGGTAACACCTGGAGCATTTACATTCGTTGAAGAAGGTACTGCAAATGGTGACTCTGGATATGTAGTTGCAACCAATGGTTCAATCACTGTTGGTTCAACCGCAATCCTCTTCACACAGTTCTCTGGTACTGGTCAAATCACTGCTGGCGATGGTCTCTCAAAAGACGGAAGTACCCTCAATGTCAATGATGACGATGTAACCATCTATGTTGATGGAAACGACGACCTTGCTGTCAAGTCGTCAGCAACTGCTGGTCAAGTTCTCCGCTCAGTTGGTTCAGGAACCGCTGCTTGGGGTGCTCTAGACCTAGATAGCGCGAACTCCGTTACTGGTACTCTCGCCATTGCAAACGGTGGTACAAATGCTTCAGACGCATCGACCGCAAGGAGCAACCTTGGTCTTGCAATTGGAAGCGATATCCAGGGCTACGATGCAGAACTTGCAGCACTTGCTGGACTTACTTCTGCCGCTAATAAACTTCCATACTTCACTGGCTCTGGAACAGCAGCACTTGCCGACTTTACATCTGCTGCCCGCGACTTGCTCGACGATGCCGATGCTGCAACGATGCGCACAACCCTCGGTTTGGCCATCGGAACTAATGTTCAGGCATACAGCGCAGCACTAGCAGCAGTTTCAGCAAGCACCTATATTGGTGATGACAGCATCACGACTCTTGGAACAATCACCACTGGTACTTGGAACGGCACGACAATCGCCATTGCAAATGGTGGTACCGCTGCTACATCAGCCGCAGGTGCACGAACAAACCTTGCTGCAACTACTTCTGGAACCACAAGCACCCCAGTTCTTGCTCGTATTGCCAAGCAAGGTAACACTGCACACTCTGGTGGAGTTTCAACCACAACTGTTACTCACAACTTCGGGACAACCGATGTAATGGTGCAGGTGTACCAAGTTTCTACTGGAGAAACAGTAATCGCTGACACGATTCGCACTAACGGTAATACGGTCTCGGTTGTGATTAACGGCTCTGTTGATACCAACGAATTTACTATTGTTGTAACTGGCTAATATAAATAACCCCGTGGGGTTCATACAAGAGATTGACTGAGGTCATGGCTCAAAAATTTACAGTACCCGTAACGATTAAGAATCTGTCATCGGCAGGCTCGGACGGCATCACTGTATTTCTTGACCAGGAATCTTTTGCAAGACTCAAAGTAGAAGCAGGCGGGCGCATTACATGGGGTGCTGGTGCTGGTGCTGGAGACACAAACCTATACCGCGACACCGCAAATGTTCTCAAGACTGACGATACTTTTAAGTCTGCTGGTCTGTTCGTTGCTGGAACACAGATTGACCCAACTGGCGCAACTGTTGGAGATGCACTCGTATTCAACGGAACAAAGTTTGTTTCGGCTTCCGTTTCTAGCGGAACTGGTAATGCATCTCTTGTCGTATCAGCCACACCTCCAGCGGGAGCAGAAGAGGGTGACCTGTGGTTTGAGTCTGACACCCTTAAGACATTTGTTTACTACGCCTCTGACTGGGTGCAAATAGGTATCACTAGTGTCGCCTTGCTTGATGACATTGGGAATGTCTCAGTACCTTCTCCAACTGTTGGTCAGATACTGGTCTATAATGGCTCCGCATGGGTCAATCAGGACAACAGTGCTAGTTTATTAGACATTGATGGCGGAACAAATTTCGAAGAGATTTTTGAAGCAGAACTTACAAATATGGTCGAAGCAATTTATGATGGAGGAGTGTTCTAGTGAGCGTTAAAATTCAAATTAAGAGGGCTAATGCCTCTGCGTGGACCGCTGCCAACCCTACCCTTGCCGCTGGCGAATGGGGAATGGAACTAGATACTAAAAAATTAAAACTTGGTACTGGCGCGCTATGGAACGCGACTGACTATTATTCTGAAACCCTAACACTCAATTCAGTCGGCGATGTAACTATCAGCAGCCTTCAAAATGGCGACTTCCTCCGTTATAGCAGTTCTGCTTCAGCCTGGATTAATGACCCAGTAAACCTTTCAACAGACACTGTTGGTGACTATGTGCAGAGCCTAACCGCTGGTACTGGCGTCACGCTCTCAAATAACTCAGGAGAAGGTGCCACTCCTACCGTGGCGATTGGGCAAGCAGTTGCCACAAGTTCTTCCGTCCAGTTCGCAAGTGTGACCGCACCACTTACTGGTAATGCGACTACCGCTTCTGCGCTTCAAACTTCCCGCGCGATTTCTTTGTCGGGTGATGTTTCTGGCTCCGTTTCATTTGATGGCTCAACAGGTATAAACATTACTACCACAATCCAACCAAATAGTGTTGCACTCGGAACAGACACGACTGGTAATTATGTAAACGATTTAACCGCAGGAACTGGTGTGTCAGTAACACACACACCTGGAGAAGGCTCAAGTCCAACTGTTGCCATTGGACAAGCAGTCGGAACAAGCGCATCTGTTACTTTTGCAAAAATTGAAACTACAGGTGATGTAACAGTAGGTGGAAACCTTACGGTTAATGGAACCACTACTACTCTTAATACAGAAACACTTTCTGTTGAGGATAACATTGTTGTTCTTAACTCTGGCACCACTGGCTCACCAAGCCTAAATGCTGGAATTGAAGTTGAGCGTGGTTCTTCAGCCAATGTTGCTCTTCGCTGGAATGAGACAACAGATAAGTGGCAAACAACTGAAAACGGAACTGACTACAACGACATTATTGACTCTTATTCGATAGAGACAAGATTAAATGAATTTACTTGGGCTCAGCAGGTTCGCCTTTCCACATACGCAGTCCTTCCTAATTCTCCAACCTATACTGCTGGAACTTTAGACCAAGACGGCGGATATGGTATTGGCGCAAAACTTGAATCATCCGCAAATGCAAGACTTGTAGTAGATGGAGTAGAAGCAAGCAACACGAATCGTATTCTTGTAAAGAATCAGGTTGATGCAAAACAGAATGGTATTTACGAAGTAACCGCTCAGGGTAGTGCTGGTTCACACTGGATTCTTACACGAGCAGATGATGTTAACGGTTCACACCCAAACCAAATCCACAATGGCGAACATGTTGACACACAAAGCGGAGACAAGAATAGTAACCAGCAATTTGTAACTTCTTCATACGGAAGTGGTATAAACGGCGCTCACATTATTGGTACTGACAGTATCCAGTTTTTGCAAATTACTGGAGTTCATTCATTTACCGCTGGCAGTGGTCTTTCTGTAGTAGATAATACAATTGGACTCTCAGGAATAACACAAAATGATGTTTCTGGCTCACCATCTTTGGCTTTTGTTTCAGGTATTCAAAGAGATGCATACGGCAGAGTTCTTGGTGTAACAACTGGTGATGCACAAGTAACTCTTGGTGTGAATACAACAGGAAATTATGTCGCATCTCTTATCGCTGGAACTGGTATTTCTGTTGTTGATAATAGCGGGGAAACTGCAACGCCAACAATCTCAATTGGACAGGCTGTATCAAATAGTTCTTCGGTGACTTTTGCTTCTGTAACAGCACCAGTGACTGGAAATGTGACTGGAAATGTGACTGGAAATTCTGGCACAGCAACAGCACTGCAAAATGCAAGGACAATCTCGATTAGTGGTGATGTTTCTGGTTCTGTTTCATTCAATGGAACTAGCAATGTTGATATATCTGCAACGATTCAACCAAACTCGGTCTCACTTGGAACAGACACTAGCGGCGACTATGTATCTTCATTAGTTGCAGGAACTGGCGTATCTCTTAACAACAACTCTGGCGAAGGTGCAACTCCAGCAATCGCTATCGGACAAGATGTTGCTACATCTGCTTCGGTGCAGTTTGCAAAAGTAACTGCTCCGCTTGAAGGAAACGCAACCACTGCAACCACACTCCAGACTTCCCGCGCAATTTCTTTGTCTGGTGATATTAGCGGTTCCGCATCGTTCAACGGTGCGTCCGATGTTTCAATCACTGCAAACATCCAGCCAAACTCGGTTGCTCTTGGAACTGACACCACGGGCAATTACATGTCAGACCTGACACAGGGCACTGGCGTAACCATTACCCATACTCCTGGTGAAGGCTCCAATGCAACCATCGCAATTGGTCAGGCTGTCGGAACATCTGCATCCGTAACATTTGCGCATGTTTCGGCGTCTCTAACTGGAAATGTCACTGGAAATGTCACTGGAAGTTCTGGCTCAACAACTGGAAATGCTGCTACAGCCACAACCCTACAGAACGCACGCACTATCTCTCTTTCTGGCGATGTTTCTGGTTCTGTTTCGTTTGATGGTTCAACAAATGTTGACATTACAGCAACTGTACAACCAAACAGTATTGCCCTTGGAACAGATACAACTGGCAACTATGTTAATGATTTGACCGCTGGTACGGGCGTCACCGTAACGCATACTCCTGGCGAAGGAACAAGTCCAACGATTGCAATCGGTCAGGCAGTAGGGACTTCATCATCTGTGCAGTTTGCCGCTGTCACGGCACCACTCATCGGGAATGTGACTGGAAACGCAGATACGGCAAGTTCGCTTGCAACATCACGAACGATTGAACTAACTGGTGATGTAACTGGTTCGGTTTCTTTTAACGGTTCTACAAATGCATCAATAGCCGCAACCATTCAGCCGAACTCAGTATCGCTCGGCACCGATACAACTGGAAACTATGTAAACGATTTGACCGCTGGAACTGGTGTGACCATTACGCACACACCAGGTGAAGGTACATCCCCAACGGTAGCCATTGGACAAGCCGTTGGAACAAGCGCATCGGTTACATTTGCTGCTGTTACTGCGTCATTGGTTGGAAATGCCTCTACAGCAACGACTCTGCAAAATGCACGAACAATCTCTTTGGGTGGAGATGTCAGCGGCTCTGCTTCTTTCAATGGCTCGTCCGATGTAACCATTACTGCCACGGTACAGCCAAACGCAGTTGCTCTTGGTACTGACACGACTGGTGACTATGTTGCATCTCTTGTTGCTGGAACGGGTGTAACCCTTACCAATAACTCTGGGGAAACAGCAACTCCGACTGTAGCCATTGGGCAAGCAATTGGAACAAGTGCATCGGTAACTTTTGCAAACATTACTGCAACGGGAACCGTGACACTCGCCGCAAACCCATCTTCAGCCCTTCAAGCGGCAACAAAACAGTATGTTGATTCATTTGTATCAGGTATTAACTGGCATCAGGCGGTGCATGCTTCATCAGTTTCAAACTTATCAGCAACTTACAGTAACGGAACTGCTGGAGTAGGAGCAACTCTTACTGCTGATACAAACCGTGCTTTTTCTGTACTTGACGGAGAATCAGTAACTGTTGGTCAAAGAGTTCTTATTAAGAACCAAACCGATGCAAAGCAGAATGGTGTTTACACTCTTACCACGGTTGGTTCAGTGTCTGTTCCTTGGGTTATCACAAGAGCAACAGATATGGACAACTCTGGAGCAGAAGGCACTATTGTGCCAGGAGATGCCATTTTTGTTCTTTACGGAACTACAAATGCAAACCAAGGTTTTATTCAAACAACTACAGGAACAGGCACCAATGGTGCAATAGTCCTTGGCACAGACAATGTTGTGTTTACACAATTTACTGGTACAGCGGCACTTACTGCTGGAACTGGTATGTCTATTACGGGTAACACCCTAGACATTGGAACTGCTAGTTCTTCACGAATTGTTGTTAATGCTGACAATATTGACCTCGCTTCTGGGGTAATCTCCGCAACTGGGACATACAAATCGGTAACAGTAGACACCTATGGGCGTGTGACCGCAGGAACTAACCCAACAACACTTTCTGGTTATGGCATTACAGATGCCGCACCAATCAATAACGCTTCGTTTACTGGTACATTCTCAGCACCATCTGGAACGATTACCAGCACGATGATTGCCGATGGAACAATTGTTAACGCAGATATCAGTTCATCTGCCGCAATTGCTCATAGCAAACTTGCTAACGCAACCGCTGGTCAGATTCTCCTTGGAACAACTACAACTGGTGTAGTAACAGCGACAACAATTTCTGGAGACATAACAATTGACGGCGCTGGTGTTGCGACAATTGCTGCTAATAGCGTCGCTCTCGGCACGGATACAACGGGCAACTATATGTCTGGACTCTCTGCTGGTACTGGAATCACGGTTTCACATACCCCAGGAGAAGGCTCTTCGGCTTCTGTTTCTTTGAACGCAACACTAGACGACTTGAGCAATGTTTTTGCTCCTTCACCATCTAATGGACAGGTCCTAAAGTATGTATCGGCGTCTGCCGCATGGGTTGCCGAAACCATTATTGGTGGCGCAACTGTCTCTGACACACCACCAGTATCACCGTTGGCTGGTCAAATATGGTATGAGTCTGATACTGGAAAAACCTATGTTTATTACGACTCATTTTGGGTTGAAATAATTGGTTCAACAGGTCCAGCAGGACCCATTGTTGGGTTGGATGGCTTGACTGATGTTACAGCGCCAACACCATCATCTGGTGACATTCTTAAATGGAGTGGAACTGCTTGGGTAAACGATAACGCTCTTCTTGCTGCGAAAGCCGACCTTGCTAGTCCAACATTTACTGGAACACCTACGCTCCCCACAGGAACTATTGCAACAACACAAACGGCAAACAATAATTCTACGGCTCTCGCTACGACAGCCTATGTTGATACAGCAGATGCTCTCAAGGCAAACCTTGCCAGCCCAACATTTACTGGAAGTGTAACTGGAAGCCCTAGTGCTGGGACAACAACAACTGGCACTACTGGTTTTGGCTATATGGGTTTGCCGCAGAACTCTGCAACTACTGGTGCTTACGGGGTTGTTGCGGCAGATGCTGGAAAACACATTTATTCAAGTGCAACTCGCACGGTAACCATCCCTGCTAATGCAACAATTGCTATGCCTATTGGTTCAACTGTTGTGTTTATTGCTGGTTCTGGCGCGACGGTAACAATAGCAATTACATCAGACACAATGTATCTTGCTGGTGCTGGAACAACTGGTTCCAGAACTCTTGCAGCGTTTGGTATGGCAACTGCTGTAAAGATAACTTCTACTTCGTGGATAATTAGCGGTAACGGACTTACCTGATGACTGGTGCAATATCGGGAATGATTGGGAGTATGAAGGGTGCAACCGCACCCAAAACAGCCCCAACCTCTTTAAGTGCTATTCCAATCAATACAAGTGTTTCTATTTCTTTTACTGTTCCATCTGACGACGGTGGTTCGGAAATTACGAACTACGAATACTCGTTCAACAACTCTTCATGGACAGCACTATCCCCTGCTGATGCAACCAGTCCAGTAACAGTAAGTGGTTTAACACAGAACACTGCATACACGGTTTATTTGCGTGCAGTTAATGCTGTTGGTTCTGGTCCTGCTTCAACTGGTGTTTCGTTTACAACCGATGGAATCCCGACTGGCACAACAACAATTACTTCTGTAAGCAGTATTTCAAGAACTACAGCAACAGTGAACTTTACAACTACTGCTGGTGGTGGTGCGATAACTGGTTACGATTATTATTTGTCTAGTTGGGTTGATGCTGGTGTTTCGTCAAGTCCTAAGAACTTGACTGGTTTGACGGCATCTACTGGATATACAGTTTATATGCGACCTAAGAACGCTTATGGTGTTGGTTCACAATCGGCTGGTGTTGCTTTCACAACACTTGCTTCAACTCTTACCGTTCAAACACTTGTTGTTGGCGGTGGTGGTTCTGGCGGTAGTGGTACTGGTTCAGGCGGCGGCGGTGGAGGCGGTGGTGGTGCTGGAAGTGGTGTAGTTCAACCTGCTGCTCAGGCTGCTGGTTCGTACACGATTACTGTTGGTGGCGTTTCTGGTCAATCTGTTTCGTACTTTACTGGTTCAACTGTTGTTGGGAATGGTGGCGGTACTGGTGCTAACGCATTTGGAAATGTCGGCGGTAACGGTGGCGCTGGCGGTTCTGGTACTACAAATACTGGTGGTACTGGCGGTAAATCTGGTGACGGTGGCGCACAAGGTGCAGCAGGTGGTGCTGGAACTGCCTGTTCTATTAACGGCGTAGGTTCAACCGTATTTGGTGGTGCAGGTGGTGGTGGTTCTGGAACTGGCGGTGCAGGTGGTTCAGGCGGTGGCGGTAATGGTGGCGCAGCAGTGAACGGCAACGGCGCAAATGGGTCACAATATGGTGCTGGTGGAGGTGGCGGTGCATACGCTTCTGGCAGTGGAGGTGCTGGAGTTCAAGGTGTGGTTTATGTTTCCTACTTGACATCTGCTGCTGCTGGTATGTCTGTTACTGGTGGTTCAACATCTACCAGTGGTGGATATACCATTCACACTTTTACTGGCTCATCTAACTTCGTAATTACACTGGTATAACTATGGCTAACTTTGCAAAAATTGAAAACAACATTGTTACGAATGTGATTGTTATTGATGATAGTGATTGCGCTGGAGGCGTGTTCCCTGAGTCGGAACAAGCAGGTCAAACATTTATTGCATCTTTAGGTCTTGATGGCGAATGGCTACAAACTTCACCTGAAATACGCAAACAGTATGGTTCCGTGGGGCTGCAATATCTTAGAGAAAATGATGTTTTTATATTTGAAAAACCGTATGCTTCATGGTCGTTAGACCAAAATTTTGATTGGCAACCTCCAGTTCCACATCCAACTATTGAAGAAGGAAAACTGTACGCATGGGACGAAGCAACTATTTCTTGGATTTCTTTCTAAAAGAAAAATTAATTACATTTGAATCAACAAACAATGATGCTTGGGATGTTGTAGAAGTACCAAAATCAGCAACAAAATCTATTCCATCTTGGTACAAAAGATTGCGTGCCGTAAACCTTCCTAGAAAAATGTTTAATGGCAGACTTGATTTAACCGTTAAAGCGTGTGTTCCTTTTAGGGATGCAATGACGGCTGGTTACATATATAAAACTTGGACTGATATTTATATTACAGAAGTTGGAGATGAAATTGAATGGGTGTATGCCTGTCAACCTAATCCGTTTATAGTTGCAACCAGAAAAAGTATTCCAACCCCAATTGGTTGCCATGAAAACGAGTTTGCTTGGCAAATGTATTATGCCCCAATTACCCCAAAGGGTTATTCGTGTTTGATTCAGCAACCTTTGAATGATACTGAATCTCCTTTTGTTACTACTGCTGGAGTGATTGATACAGATACTGGTTTGTTTGCTGGAACTGGAAGTATTCCTTTCTTTATTAAAAAAGGTTTTACTGGATTAATACCAGCAGGAACTCCAATACTTCAAATAATTCCTTTTAAGAGAGAAATTTGGAAAAGTGAAAGAATAAAATTAAACGAAAAAACTAACCTGTTTAGGATGCACAAAATTTTTAGCAAGTTAATTGGTGGGTATTCTCAAAAATATTGGGTTCCAAAAAAGTATGATTAAAAGTCGTTGGTTAATTTTTGTTCCAGTAGCCTTACTGGCATTATGGTCTACCGTCGCTAGAGCCGACACGCTCGGTGAATGGATATACAGCCAATCCCGCCCAATATCAGGCTCTAACCAAATTGCCTCGTCACGGTATAATATTGCGGGTGATACTTTTGTTGGAAGAAATACAAGTGGACTATCTGCCGACCAGCAATGAAGAAACAAGGAGACTAAGCACTTATGGCTATTAACTTCCCAGATTCCCCAACAAACGGTCAAACTTATGCCGTAGGTTTTTCTACTTGGCAATACGATGGCGAAAAATGGATAAGTTTAGGTGCCATTGCTTTGGATAACCTGTCCGATGTCACGGCACCGTCACCATCTGATGGAAACTTTCTAAAGTATCTCTCAGCGTCATCCGTATGGGTTCCAGCATCAGTGCCGACCATCAATGCCCTTGATGACATTGGCAATGTTGACGCTCCTAGCCCGACAGATGGGCAATTCCTGAAGTATGTATCGGCGTCTGCCGCATGGGTCGCAGCCGCAGTTCCAACAATTAATACCCTGGACGATATCGGCAATGTTACCGCACCATCTCCTTCAACTGGAGATTTCCTGAAGTGGAATGGGAGTGCATGGGTCAATCAGAGTGGTGTTATAACCACTAGCGATACTGGAACAGTTACTAGCGCAATGATTTCTGACGGGACAATCGTCAACGGAGACATTAGTGCATCAGCGGGCATTGCACTCAGCAAGTTAGCAACAAGCACTGCTGGAAACATCATTGTTTATAACGCTTCTGGAGTACCAACCGCTGTGGCGGAAACTGGAGATATTTCAGTTTCTGATACTGGAGTTACGGCAATTAAGTCAAGTGTTGCACTCTCTGGCGCACCAACGGCTGCCACGGCATCCGCTGGAACAAATACTACCCAGATTGCTACAACAGCATTTACTACAACAGCAGTAAGAGATAGTCTGATAAGATTCTATATGGAGGTTATGTAATGGCATTAACACAGAAGCGTCTTGTTGGGCCTTCCCAACTAACGACAACTACATCAACGGTTCTTTATACCACACCGATTAGTACCACGGCTATTGCAAAGCAGATTATTCTGTGCAATACGACTGGCAGCGCGGTAACGGTAACGCTTGTTCTAAAGCCATTAAATGTGGCTCAGGCTTCAACTCAGAACTTCACAAATGCACTTTCGCTTGCTGCGAACGAAACAGTTTTACTTTCAACAAACCTTGTTTTTACAAATAACGGAAGTACTGCAAACGCAACAAACAGCGACCAACTTATTGGTTATGCAAGTGCAAACACCGCAGTAAATATTATTGTTACTGGTATTGAGGAGTCGTAATGGCTGCGTTCGTTCGCGTGAACGGAACTGGAATATCAACGGCTGAAGCAACTTCGTCTATTTCCAGCGCACTTGTTGCTACTGCCACATACCTAAACTTGCCAGACCCAGTGTATGGCAGTGGAAGTGATGGAGACGCAACAATCTCATCGAATACATCCCTTACTTCGGACAAGTTCTATAACAATCTTACGATTGCTGATGGTATTCAATTAACTCCTAACGGATACCGTATATTTGTTAGAAATACGCTGACTCTTGGTCCAAACTCAGTAATTGGTCACTCAACAGGATATTCAACTGCTGGAACAGTAGCGCAGGGTGGAGCAGCAACAGTTGCTGTAACACATAGCCTTGGTGGCGCGAGCGCGACACAGACTGCAACTGCACCAACGGCGGCTCTTGGCGGCTCACAGTACTACCAGCAACCGCTGCAGGCTATTCGTGGATGGGCAGTAACTGCATCTAGCACAACTCCAACATTCCTTCGCGGTGGTGCTGGTGGAGCATCTGGAGCAGGCGGTGGAGTGGTACTTATTTCTGCTCGTTATATAACCGTTTCATCTGGAACCGCATATTTCAAAGCCCCAGGAACCGCAGGTGCTGGTGGTGGCGGTGGCGGTGTTATTTTGGTAGTATCTTCTGCAACGGTGCTAAATAGTTCCGTTTCAACAGATGTTACTGGCGGCACTGGTTGTTCCGCTGGAACAGTGAATTACATGCAGGTGGCGTAATGCCTTTAATCAACAGATTTTCATCAACACGGACAACTCCAGTTCAAAAGACTGGCTCAGATAAGTTATTCGGAAATGGCGTTGATGGAACTGTTGTAATTTCAACAAATACTTTTTTGTCGCGAGACATGTATTATGATACTTTGACCGTAAGTGCATCTGTAACTTTATTTACTAACGGATTTAGATTATTCGTAAAGAATACACTGACCAACAACGGCACAGTCGGAATGCCTGCTGGAGTAGCCCAAACTACGGCAGTGCTGGCTGGAACAGTACTAACAAGAATAGATGGAACTGGCGGATTCTCTGCTGGCAGTTCAATTGATTCAGCAAACTCATCTGGAACTCTCCCAGTAGGAAATGTCAAGGACTACGATTCACTGTTAAATGGAGTAGTCCAATCTGGTGCAAGTTTGTCACGGTGGTATGTTGGGGCGGTTGGTGCTGATGGGTCAACTGGAGCCGCTGGAAACTTGGGTTCCACTGGAACAGACGGAACAGCAAACCCTGGAGGTGCAGCACCTTCGCCTAGCGGTGGAGCAACCGCTGGAAACCCAGGAACGGCTGGGACAAGAGGCTCGTTTGGTGCGGCAGGAACTGGCGGTGCTGGCGGAACTGGTGGACAAGGTGGCGGAGTCGTTGTAGTAGTTGCTAAAACCATCACTGGAACGGGAACATTTGTTAGCGAACCAACTTCAGGAAATGTTGGCTCATTAGGCAATCCAGGAGGTGCGGGAAATCCTGGAAATGCTGGTGTCGCAGGAAATGCTGGAACCACTGTTGCTGGAACATCTGCACATAACCCAACTGGTCACGCTGTTGGGCACAACCCAGTTGGACATGCAGGCGCTCACAACGCAGCCGCTCATAACCCAGAAGCCTCATACCACTGCTGCAGTAGCCATAACGGTAAATACGGCGCGCACAACCCTGGTTGGCACCATGTTAATGCGTACGCGCACCACACCCCAGCAACAGTTTATTATCACTCACACCCAGGAAGTTCATTCCATTATTCACATCCTGGTACGCAATATCACAACCCAACATATCCTGGAGGCGCGGCTGGAACGGCAAACCCTGGAAACCCAGGAACTTCTGGAAACGCTGGTGCGCAGGGTGGAACTGGTGCGACTGGAAAACAGGGTGGGCTTGTAGTCCTAACCAGAAATATCAGCACGCATATTGCAACTGGAAATACGACTTTCGTGCAAGACATTGATGGATGATAAATTTCTAATAATTTAATCATTGACATTGCAGAGATTAGTGATACTATATTCTTATGAAACACGAGCAACTTGGAACATGTATTGTTCAGTATGACAGAGTCTTCAAAACAGAAAATTTTATTGACTTACTAGAAGAAGAATGCAAGCGTGATTGGGGATATTTAAATTGGTATCAAACTAGAACTGGTTCTAATAATAACCAGTTTGTAACTGACTATCGCTCTTCTTTGGGTTGCGAATTAAGCCCGCTCCAACTCGACAAAGAACTCATGACTGTCGAAAGAATGAAACCACTTTCTGATTCCTGGTTGAACATACGAGAGAATCTAGAACAGGCAATTTGGCATTATCGTACAATGTATTCGTTAAATTTGCAGCAAGATGAGGGATTTAGGGTTCTCAAGTATGGTCGCGGAGCGGAGTATAAAGGCCACATTGACCACCATCCAGACAACAAAAGGGTGTTGAGTATTATTGGATTTTTAAATGATGATTTTACTGGTGGGGAGATTGTCTTTCCATTGATTGGGGTTACAGTAAAGCCAAAGGCTGGAAGCATTATCCTATTCCCATCTAATTTTCCTTATTATCACCATGTAAATCCAACTGGTATTAGCGATGATACGGTTCGTTATTCATTTGTTTCATGGTTTGAATGAAATGAAAAAGCACATTTGCATTGTTGGTTCAGGAACATCTGGACTTGTCTCTGCAATAATTTTAAAAGGGCACCTTCCATACCACGAAATTACTGTTGTGTCCTCGGAGAAAATTGGGATTATCGGAGTTGGCGAAGGCTCAACTGAGCACTGGCGTATTTTTTTCCAAGATAAACACGGAATATCAGTTGATGAGATGGTTGACCGTTGTGCAGCAACGCATAAATACGGCATAAGGTTTGAGGGATGGACAACACATACCCCAGATTATTTCCACAGCGTTAGTGGTGGAGAGGTAGGTCCGCACTACTTTGCTGGGAACTACGCATTTGCTATAGAAAACAATATGTTGCTAACAAATGCAATGATAAGTCATTTGTACAATAATAAAATTCCGTTGAATAAGCAAAGTCCACATAATGCTGTGAATCAGTTCCACTTTGATACTTTTAAACTCAATACATACTTGAAAGATGTATCACAATCAAGAGGAATCAAATTTATAGATGGAGAAGTTGAGGATATAACTCGCAACTCAGAGAATGGGAATATCGAGTCAGTCATATTGCAGAATAAAACTGAAGTAGCAGCAGATTTCTTCATTGACTCATCTGGATTTCACCGTGCCCTAATGGGCAAACTTGTTGACAACGACTCCGACTTTTACTCATATAGAAAATTTTTGCCATGCGATTCTGCTGCAGTATTTCAGACAGAGTCTGATGAGTCTGGTCAAATCAGGCCATACACAAGGGCAAGGGCAATGCCAAATGGCTGGATGTGGGAGATACCAACTCAAGAGCGAAGGGGAAATGGGTATGTTTTTGCTTCAGATTTCTGCTCGGACGAGCAGGCCGTAAAGGAAATATCTGACGCACATGGCAGGGATATTCAGCCAGCAAGAATAATTAAATTTAAATCTGGATACTACAAGACAGCAATGGCATACAATTGTGCTGCCGTTGGTCTATCCTCATCATTCCTTGAGCCATTAGAAGCAACCTCAATTGCCACATCTATTCAGCAGGCCAGGATGCTGGTATCGGTTATAGGGGCATATGTCCCTGGTTCAAAGGCGGTTATTGAACAGCACAATAAGCAAACAGCGCTGCTTATGGAGAACCTAGTAACGATGGTCGCAATGCACTATATTTCTGACAGGTCTGACACAGAAATGTGGAGGGAACAACAAAATGCAGAAAAGCCAGAATTATTAAGCACATTGATAGATTTATGGAAAGAGCGCTGCCCACAGTCGTATGACACACCAATATTCGGCTATGAAGTATTTCATAGTGCTCATTTTTGGCATGTTGCTCAAGGACAAGGGCTAGTATCTAGGGAGATAGCAACAAGGGAATTAAATGCCTATGGCTCAAGAGAAAAGGCAGCCCGTATATTTGCAGAATTAAAAACAAATGCACTAAAGGAAACATTGGTTGACCATGCGTCTATTTTCAAAAAAAGGTAGTGTAGTAAAGGCTGATATTTTTTCAGAAATACCAGTACCAAAACCATACGAACTACTAGCAGTTCCTGTATCAAATACACTTTGGCATCCAAAGGTTGAGGTATTTGAGAATAGGAAAAAAACCCCAGATTGGTATAAGGAAATCGCTGGCGGAACTAGCGGTCTAAAGAGGTGCTTCGGACTCAGCGACTATATTCGTGGCGGATACACTGTTCCGCTGTGGGCAAAGTTGGATGTAAGGACACCACTAAATAAACTTCATAAAAACTGGGACGCAAAGTATGACATTCTTGACCCAGATTTATACGGTGCTGAATTCTTAAGCAATGAAGAGTTTGCTCAAATAATGTCTCATAACGAACTTATGGGAAACCAATTTCCAGCGGAACAGGCTGGAAAGTGCCCAGTAGCCTCGATTAAAGGTCGCGAGGAGTCATCATACTTGAAACTGACTAACCCGTGGCTTTTTAAGACTGCCCCTGGGTACTCCACACTTTTTATACATCCACAGTGGGAGCCAAATGATAACTACCATGTAATGGCTGGTGTTGTAAACACTGATTACTACCACCACTGCAATATCGTTCTAAATATTACAAGCACTTCTGAATTCTCAATCGCGGAAGGAACACCAATGTTCCACGCCATACCCTTCAAGAGAGCAGATGTAATAAAAAATTCTGAATTGATTAAAGGCGATTCTGGGATTTACAAATTGCTGAATAACCTTGGTTTTGACAATATTCATCGCCGAGTCTCGTGGGAAGGCGCATATAAGCATGAGCAAAACAGGGTAGATAAAAAAATAGGAGGCGACAATGGATAGGGTTGTATTTTGTCCGTCAGTTGAAAATATTGAAGAGGCTGAATTAATTGCAAAGGAGTGGTCTTTGCCAATTCAGATTGGCGACTCCGAGCGAACGACTGGAATGGAATTTGATAGAGATAAAGTTAGCGTTATTTTAATACCCATATACTCTGGATTTTTGCCATTCCCACCAGTTATAAAACCAAACAGGTCGATGTCATTCAATTACTATGACGATTTCGTAGACTGCTCAAAACTTGATTTTTTTCTTTCTATGGATAATGCTCTTATTAGAAAAACATTCAAGATGGATGTAATTAAACACGACCTGCATCACTGCGCGCTACCTGCATTTTTTGAGTCAGAGGGATACTATTCAATTTCTGTATTTCTGGAGTCCATAAAGATTACAGAGGTAAATTTTTCAGTTTCAAATGGGGAAGAATCAGAGATTGGCTCATATGCTTAAATACGCAGGAGAAAAATCTGGGCATATTGCCTTTATTGATGACCTGATAACAAAACAATGCTGTGATGAGATAATCCAAGAATGCATAAAAAATTACGGTCAGTTTTTTTCTAACGGGCCGACAATTGGTGGGTATAACCCAAATATAAAATCGTCGATGGATTTCCACTTTCATCCAGGAACATATGAGTCAATGGGCATTTATTCTTTGTCGCTCAATAAAAACTATTTTGAAATCCAAGAAGCATTGTCATCAGCAATGGCTTTATATATTGAAGAATTCCCAGTCTTGCAACAGTCACCTGTTTTATATAACACTGGATTTAGACTTCAGCATTATGTGAAAAATAATGGGTTTTACAGAATCCACCATGATGGCTCTCCTTGGACGGAGCACCCAGTAAATAAGCGCGTTCTTGGAGTAATTATATATTTAAATACAGTAGAAAAGGGTGGCGGAACTGGGTTTATCGACCATGATGTATCAATAAATGCGGTGTCTGGAAGAATCGCGGTATTCCCAGCATCGTGGACGCATCAGCACGCTGGGCTTGTTCCGATTTCTGGGGATAAATGGATAATTAGTTCATTTATTCACTGTGATGAATTCACCCAAGACCATGAATCACCCAATACAATGCAGACAGAGATAATCCCACGAGAAGTATCAAATGAGGAACTGGATAACATTTTAAATGTATGAATACAAAACAAACGATGACAGTAAATATATTGACATATATTGGGCTCCTTACTGGAACCAAACATTAGCCTTTGACCTAAATCACCTGTACCCATCACCAAATTCTTTATACAGCCAATGTGTGGAAAACTACGCTGGTAATCAGCAGCGAGATACATTCATTAAATGCCCTGCTGTGTCAAGCAAGATGAAGAATATTTTTGTTTTTAACAATATGGTAAAAAATCATACAACATATGTTGATAACAAAGTTTTTTACGATATTCCAGAAATACTGCAGACACCAAGTTCAGTCTTGCATCAGCCAACTTTAAAGAATAATATGCTTGTAAATTTTGAGTATTCGCTATTACTTTTTTCAGATGAAAGTGTCATGGCATCCATGACATCTCCGTACTTTCACAATGTTGAAAGCAGCAAATATGGCTCGCTAGTTCCTGGCCGTTTTGACATTGGTAAATGGTATAGACCATTTAATGCCGAGTTCAATCTTTGGGATGGGATTAATGAGTTGCAAATAAACCAGGATGAGCCACTTATGTATATTGAGTTTCATACTGATAAAAGGATAAGACTACATCGTTATCAGGTAACAAAAAGACTCAGCACGATAGCGCTTTCCTTGGTTCAGTTGAACCCACTGCCAAGATTTTCAAAATTGACGGAAAAGTATGAGATATTTAGGCGTTCGGGTTTGCGGAATCAAATATTACGCGAAATAAAAGATAACATTGTTGAGACGCAATCCGAATAATGCATAACCCAAAAATATTTAAAATTGGAGAGCCAGTTGAATAGGTCATGCGGAACATGCACAAGGTGCTGTGAAGGGTACTTTTCTGGAGAGATAAACGGTCATGTTTTCTATAATGGGAGACCTTGCCACTATGTCGACAAGGGTGTCGGTTGCACCATCCATGAAGAAAGACCAGAGATGTGCAGAGCATTTAAGTGTGGATGGCTAATAGACCCACGCATTCCAGAGTGGCTAAAACCAGAATTATCTAATGTGATAATTGCATACCCAGGATTAGATGATATTTCGTATATGTCGGTACTTGAGTCGGGCAAACCAATGAATGCTTCAACACTAAGTTGGATTATACTTTTTGCCCTAGAAAATTCATATAATCTGCTATATGAAGTTGATGGCGGACAAAATGTAATAGGTACACCAGAGTTCATTTCTGCCTACAATAAAAGCAAAAGAAAAAAAGACTCTATAAAATACACTGATATCTCTTAGTGGTTTTTCGTTAACCAATCGGGTGTGTTATTATCATGTAGCGTTGAATCGCGCCGCATACCTTGGAAGACAATACAGGAAGAAAAATGGAAAAGAACCCAAATATCTCTTTTTTGACATTTGACTGGTCTTGGGGAACAAAGCCGCTTCAACCCAATGGTTGCGGATGGTATCGCTGCCTTCTTCCATCAAGGGAACTAAAGAAGCACCAGTGGGGTACTGGTATGGGTTTCCCTGGATTTAACGAAGCGCATGGATTCGGATTAATGGTTGAGGACGAAAAGGCAATCCACGGTTGGGATATAATTGTTTTTAAACTCATTATGCATCAGAGAGTTCTGGAAGAGATGCACAAAGCAAAGGCACTGGGGCAGATTATTGTCGTGGATATTGACGACTGGCATGACGGTCTAGAAAAGACAAACCGTGCTTACGATGTTACAGACCCAGAGAAAAGCCCAGAGAATAACAGAGATATCTATAACAAAATAATCGCTCTTGCCGACGCCATTGTGGTGTCAACCCCATTCCTCGGCGATTACTATTCAAAATTTAATGACAATGTCTTCATGGTGCGAAACGGCATTGACCTTGATAGGTGGAAGAGAAACAAAGTCAACTTTGTTGATAAGCCAACAATTGGCTGGGTTGGGGCTACCCCTTGGCGCTCAAGTGACCTTGAATCGGTGGCAGATTCTGTGGGGTCATTTATAAATAGCAACGGTCTAAAGTTTCATCATTCTGGGCACTTGCAGACAAATGCAGCACACGCCGCCGACCAACTTGGGATTAGTGCGGATTCCACTACGACGCTCCCACTGGTCCCAATTCTAGATTACCCAAAACTCTTTGCACCAATTGATATTGGAATTGTTCCATTGAACGATGTTCAATTCAATCATGCAAAGTCTTTTATCAAGGGACTTGAGTATGTCGCCGCTGGCATTCCGTTTATTTCATCCTGGTCCCCCGAGTATGAATTTATGGCAAGTTATGGAGTTGGAAGAGTGGCGCGAAACAAGAGTGAGTGGAATTACCACTTAAACGAACTTATGGACCCATCAATGCGCAAAGACGAAGTTGAAGAGAATCTTGCAAATGTAAAGAACCTATTCACTATGGAAAAGCGTGGACCTGAATGGAATCATGTTTATCGCTCAATACTAGAAGGTGCGGAGAATGCATGACATTCCGTGGACCTTTGGGATAATCACTGTTTACGAAGATAAAAATAGACTTTCTGAAATTGTTGAAAACATCCGAAGTCTTGGAGTGCCAGAGTACGAAATGCTTTTTGTAGGCGGCGGAGATTCGTCTGGGATTGAAGGCGATGACATCGTAAAGATTGACTTTGACGAGTCAATAAAGCCGCGATGGATTACCCGCAAAAAGAACATTCTTGTTCAGAACGCGAAGTACGAAAACATTGTGTTAATGCATGATTACCACATTTTTGATAGTGCTTGGTATGAAGAGTTTAAGAAGTTCGGGACAGATTGGGAAATCTGCTCATGCCCCCAGTACCTAATCAATGGAGCACGCAATCCAATGGATTGGTCATTATGGGACAAGCCTGGACACGGTAGGGCCTGGTCGCTTGACTATAACGACTGGACTCAAACGCAATATATGTATATCTCTGGCGGGTTCTTCATGCTAAAAAAGCATGTGATGCTGGAAGAGCCGCTGGACGAGTCTCGCGGATGGAACGAAGAAGAAGATGTAGAGTGGTCAATGCGCGTGAGGGATAAATATCTGATGAAGTGCAATGGTAAGAGTATTGTTCGTCACAATAAGTGGCACAGACATGCGGGACCAAACCCACATGAAAAGTAACTTCCTTGTAATCTTTGACCTTGATGGTGTTCTAATTGAATCTAGGGATGTGCATTATGACTCCCTAAATATCGCCCTCAGCAGGATTGACCCAAAGTATGTGATTTCCCGCGATGAGCATCTGTCAATGTACGACGGACTTGGCACAACTACAAAGTTAAAGATGTTGAGTCAAAACAAGGGACTTCCAGAATCGAATCACCAGCAAGTTTGGGAAGACAAGCAAGAAGCAACGCTAAAAATCTTGTCCGAGTTTCCAAAGAACTATGTCGCTATTGACATCATGCAGACCCTTAAGGAGCGCGGATGGAAGATTGCTGTGGCAAGTAACGCGATTAGGGATACTGTAATCACGGCGCTTGATGCAATTGGTGTGCTCAAATATGTCAGTTACATCATGAGCAACGAGGATGTAAAGCACCACAAGCCGCACCCAGAGATGTACTGGCAGTGCATAGTCTCTTTAGATTCAAGTCCAGCAAACACCATTATTGTTGAGGATTCACATATTGGAAGGGAAGGCGCACTTAGTTCTGGCGCCAATCTTTTTGCAATCAAGAATGCCGACGACCTTAATAAAAATAGTTTGATGAAGTTCGTTGATGAAATTGAAACCCGTGGCAAAAAGCCAGTCGCTTGGAGGAACGAAAAGATGAATGTTTTGATACCAATGGCAGGCGCTGGCTCACGCTTTGCTCAGGCTGGTTACACATTCCCAAAGCCGCTTATCGAGGTAAATGGCAAGCCAATGATTCAGGTAGTTGTTGACAACCTCAATGTTGACGCGCACTTTATTTTCTTGGTTCAAAAAGACCACTACGAGAAATACAACCTAAAGCAGGTTCTCAACCTCATAAAGCCAGGATGCGACATTGTCTTGGTTGATGGAATGACAGAAGGGGCCGCCTGCACAACCCTGCTGGCTTCGCACCTCATCGATACTGACGCGCCATTGCTAATGGCAAACTCCGACCAAGTCGTTGAATGGGATAGCAATGAATGCCTCTATGCGTTTGGTGCTGACGAGATTGACGGCGGAATCCTGACATTCAAGGCAACCCATCCAAAATGGTCCTATGCAAAACTTGGAGATGATGGCTTCGTGTCAGAAGTGGCAGAGAAGAACCCAATCTCAGATAATGCCACCGTTGGAATCTATTACTGGAAGCACGGTTCTGACTATGTCAAATATGCAAACCAGATGATTGAAAAAGACATTAGAACAAATAATGAGTTCTATGTTTGCCCTGTATTCAATGAAGCGATTCAGGATGATAAAAAGATTAGGATTAAGGAAGTTCCCAAGATGTGGGGAATCGGAACACCTGAAGACCTGAACTACTACTTGGAGAACAACAAATGAGCAAGGACAAAGACGATTACTTGGGAATGCAGAATTCGTATTACGACGAATATGCAGCAAAGTGGTCACTTGATTTCAGGGACCCAGTAGTTGGCTCATACGATGCTCACAACAACTGGTCAGACTATGACAATTTCTTGTTCAAGGACTTTGACACAAATGGCCTTGTAGCACTTGAGTACGGATGTGGACCTGGAAGAAACCTGGTCAAGTTCTCAAATCGTTTTGCTCGGGTTGACGGGATAGATATTTCTCATGTGAATATTGAAAGGGCGCGTCTCAATGTCAAGGCAAATAACATTGCCGAGCCAAACCTATATGTAACTAGCGGAGACAATCTCTCTGCTATTGCCGACGATGTTTACGATGTGGTTTTTGCCGTAATCTGCTTCCAGCATATTTGCGTGCATAAAATTAGGTTTGATATCTTGAAGGATATCTACAGGGTTCTCAAGCCAGGCGGGAAGTTATGTTTCCAAATGGGTTATGGCGGGAAGGGCGAGATACCTACTGCTGGCTACTACGACAATAATTATGATGCTGGCAGCACGAACGGTCACTCAGATGTAAGTATCCAAGATGAGCAAACAGTATTTGACGACCTAGTTGGAAAAATAGGTTTCAAAAACTTTAAATTTGATATTAGGGAAACTGGTCCTGGCGATAACCACAAAAACTGGATTTGGGTTCAGGTTGAAAAATGATTTACATATCCCACCGTGGGAACCTTCAAGGTCCTAAACCAGAACTTGAAAACACACCTGAATACATTGATGCTGCAATAAGTCAGGGATTTGATGTTGAGGTAGATGTTTGGGCAAACCAAGACGGTCTATTTCTTGGGCATGATGGACCACAGCACAAAATCGAGATTGGCTGGCTACAAGAACGCTCACAGAAACTCTGGATTCATTGCAAAAACGATGTGGCACTTGGAATCTGCAAAGACTCGGGACTGCATTGTTTCTTCCACAATACGGACGACTACACAATAACTAGCAACAGTTTTGTCTGGGCTTTTCCTGGGAAACCACTTGCATCAAATAAATGTGTCATGGTTATGCCAGAGTCTCATTCTGATGTGAAAACTCTTAACCTCGCTCACTACGCAGGTGTTTGCTCCGACTACATAAAGAAGATAAAGATGCCATTTCTAAGAGAAGTTGATTACCAGATGCATTTTGTTATCGCTACTCCGCTTGTCGGATGGAAATGCGATGCAAGAGAGCATCTGAACTGGATGGCTGATAGAGCAGAAATCATGCGCAAGTTTCCAAATGTTAAATGGTTCTCTGCATTTGAACTTGACAACCGTGGCCTTGAGCCATTCAAGGAAGTGATTGATGCACTCAAGGAAGTCAACGGAGATTACTGGACATACTCAATTAACGATATGCACGCCCAAGTTACTTCTGGAAACAGGTGGATTCGCATTGAAACTGGGCGCAACCTAATCCGTGAATTTGCCCAACGAGTCCGTGTCACGAGCGGGCATCATTGGGGCGAAGACTGCACGGAATTGAATCACGGAGTTGTTAACTATCAAGCGATTCTCTATGTCGATTCAGACATATCAATGGACGCAAATATTATTGAAAAGATGCTTGAAGTCGATAGACCACTTGTTGGGGCGGATGTTCCATCGTATGCCCTGTCTGGTCCAGTTGTCTGCGAAGACCCAAGAATTGAAGAGCATTGGACTACTGCTGGAGCGCTTCTGGTAAATGCACCAGCCTTCTATGACCTTCCGTGGTCGCATAACTCATACCTAAATCTAAGCGATGACCCAACCTTCCAGTCAATGGCAGAACGACTAAAGCGCAGAGAAGGTACTCAAAACCTAGATTCAACATACGGAATGACATGGGTACGCAAGGATATCCAGGCACGCCATCATGGGGTTTTGGTCCCAGTAGAAAACAGGAACATCGCCGATAGGCAGATTTAGACAGGCTATAAGAACTATCTTATAAAATAGTTTTATTGTATAGCGGGTATGAGACTGCGTAAAGGCTTCTGGATAGTTATCCCTGCGCTTCTTTTGGCATTGTTCGGCCCAATTTCATCAGCAAAAGCAGATAGTTTTACTACGACTGGCGCTAACGATTATTACTTTACACTGGAAGAAGCGCAAGTGTTTACTGTTCGTACATACGCTTGGCAATACCAAATTGACTCAATGCTGTGGTTGTATGACTCAAATAATCAATTACTTGCTGCAAATGATGACTCCCAATATGGTCTTGATTCATACATTACAAGAGACCTAGGCGCTGGGACTTACCGCCTGCGCACTGGCGTTTGCTGTGGAGACCCAAATCGCTGGTACGGAACTTCATATGTAGTGGATGTAAATATTGCACCATCAAATGCACCTTCAACTACGACGACATCAACTACTACGACCTCAAGTACTACTACATCAACAAGCACAACTACGACTATTGCGTCAACAACAACTACGACACTTGCACCGTTGAGCATGCGAACCCCAACAAACCTTCAGGCGGTCGCAGGAAATGAGAGCGTATTTCTTACCTGGGATGCCCCAGAAGGTGGTTCTGGTTACGCCGAAGTTGAACGCTACGCAGTGTTCTTCAGTTCAAACAACTGGCAGTCATCTTTTGCAATCGCATCCAATAACACATCCGCAACTATAGGGAACTTGACCAATGGTGTTGCCTATCAGTTTAGGGTTCGCGCTGACAATGACTCTCTACATGTGTATTCGTCAATGATTGAAACTTACACTGCTTCTGCAACCCCAGTCACAACTACAACTTCAACAACATCCACAACAACTACGACTACTACGACTACTACGACTGTTCCACAGTCAACATCGACTACTACAACTACAAGTAGTTCAACAACATCAACGACGGAATTGCCGACAACGACCACACAGCCAGTGGTTGTAGTCGTCCCCGTAGAGCCTGAGCCAGAGCCCATAATCCCAGAAGACACCACGCCAGCCACAGAGGAGACGCTGCCTGAAGAAATAGCAACAGTAGAGACATTGCCAGAGATGCTGAATGAAATACTACCTTCAGAGCCAGAAACGGAAATAACAGTAACTGAACCATCAGAAGAGACTACCGTGACCATCCCCGACTTTGACCAGTTGGATGATTCTCAGCCTTTGGATACAGAAGTTCTTGACGCAATTATTGACAATGTAACTTTAGATAATAATACATCTGCGGAAGAAGCATCCGCGATTCTTCTTGATGTTGTTGGTGCGGATATTCCATTAGAGCAACTTCAGGAAGTTATGGATGCAGTGTTTAGCGAGTCTGCATCACAGGAGCAGATGGTCGCCGTTGTTGACAACCTGCTTTCTGCTGATTTATCTACCGAGGAACTTGCTGCGGTGTTTGATGCCGTCTTTGACGGAGACATTTCTGCTGAAGATACTGTCGCGTTGGCAGAATCAATCCTTGAGGCTCCTCTTAGCGCCGAAGAATTCAGCACACTTATCAATGCAATCTTTGACGAAAAAGTTTCAGATGAGGTTTTGCTCGGAACATTCGATGCTGTTTTAAGCACAGAACTAGACGAGGAAAAATTTGCGGAAGTTGTTAATGTCCTCGAAAACGCAAGTATCAGCAACGACCAGGTTTCAGCAGTTGTTGATTTGATTATCGGACAAGATGGCGGCATTGATGGCGAGCAAGCAACCGAGTTGGCAACTAGCGCAAAGGTCCTGGAAAGCATTGATGCGTCACAGGCGACAGAAGTTTTTGATGCAATTGTTGTTGACAATGTTTCACCAGAAGACGGTGCAGCGATTGCGGAGGCTCTTGTTGATGCCCCTGCGGAAGTAAAGGAATCGTTTGAAGAGGAAATCAATGTCTTTGATGGAGTGTTTGACACATATGTTGCCCTGGGCTCCTCAATCAATGTTGGGGATAGAAGGACGCTTGTTGCTGCAGGAGCCGCTGTAGCAGCAGTTGGGGCTGCTGGTGCATCTGCGCCTTCTGGAGGCTCTACGGGCCCTTCTGGAGGCTCTGGAGCCCCTTCTGGAGGCAACTCTGGCGGTGGCGGTGATGTACCTGACCCAGATAGAAAAAATGCTGCTAAAAGACAACGCCGTGCGCGTGCGCGTGCGCGCGTTAAGTAGTCGACTCTACCTATACCACGAGTAATGATTAAATAAAATAACTGTACTTAGTTGGCAAGGACAAGATATGTTGAAAAAAATCATTGGAGAACTATCGTCACTCGGCTGGACCCTGGCTGGAACTGGTCTTGTTTTGATTACCCTCAGCGGAGATACCCAAAAATGGGGAATCTATATGTCAATCGCGGCCCTAGTTGTTCATGTAATTGGATTTGCTACTAGTGCTGGAGATGACGAGTAATGACCGAAGTGTATGTAGCACTGATTAGCACATTCGGTCTAGTCACTGTTGCATATTTTGAACACGGTCGCCGTGCTTCGAAACAAAACTGGGAAGAAAATAAAGCAGACCACAACTTTGTCGTTGACAAAATTGAAACGGTAGCCAAGAGTCTTGGCATTTCAATTGATAGAGTTGAGAATACCGCTCTGCGGACAGAAGCAAAAATTGATGAGCACATTCGCGACCACGCTGTTGGAGAATTTAAAGCCAATGCCCCCGCGTGATATATCACGGCGGTATACTGCAAGTCAAGATTTAAACCTATAGGAGTAAAAATAATGGTCGACAGAAAAAATATCATGGACATTGCCAAGCGCGAATGCAAGGGCGATGCCTCAACCGAAGAGATTGAGTGGTTGCAAGCGCCAGAAAATCGCTTGGCATGGTGCCAGTCACTACTAACTGCATTGTCTGACTACGAGTCATCCGCGATGTATCACCGTGAGCGAGTCAACATGATGGCTCAAGATGTAAAACTTGGCGTGGTTTCTCACAAGGATTACCTTGATGAAAAAGAAAAGTTTGATACTTGGTATCGCAAGTCCCAGCGCTACCGTAACGGAATCAGCGAGCGCCTTTCTCAGGTAAAAACTCTTCTTGCTGAAGATAAAACGATTTCTTACCTTGATGAAATTGCGCGATTGACATACGCAATTATCCAGCACAAAAAAGAATCTGAAGAGACTGAAGCAATTCCAGAAGTTTATGACCTTATTCTTTGGTCATCTATTTCAGTTCTTGAGTAGGCGTGGAAAGCGAATATTCGCAACTGGCGGAAGCACTAAGGTCAATTGCCCTTTCGTGTGATGGCGCAGTAACTGAAGACAGCGTCGGATTTAATAAATCAGATTCCCGCATTGGCACCCAATTAGCACTAATTCCAGAATCTTACTGGACGCCAACAATGGCTTATTCGGCATGGATAATGCTTGCCAAGTATTCAAAGCAATTAAGAAAACTTGGCTATGTCTATGATGAAATAAAACCACCAAAGCGCGCATATACAGATATTCATCAAGACCTGGATTCCGTCTATGGCTCAAAAGTAGACAGAAGAATTACAAAAGTAAATAATAATTTTATAATTCACTGTCAATACGACGAGCAAGTGACCTCGGAATTAAAACAAATTACTGGAGTGGTTTGGAATTCTGCTGCATCGGTTTGGATTGCTCCAGAATCGGCTAAACTGGAAGTAGCAGAATTTGCATCTAAGTACCAATTCAATGTCTCGCAGGAAGCACAAACTCAATTGCCAGAAGTAATTCAAGACACAGAAAAGTCTCTGACTATCAGCAAGCGCGGCATGGCTGTAATTAAATTTCCGTTTGATTCAGAGATTATTACAGAAGTCAAAAAACTCCCACAGCGAACTTGGGATATGAAGAAAAAGCATTGGACTGCCCCGATAACTATCGGTGTTCTTGAATTTGCTGATAAGTATAAATTTGATGTTGAGGATTCGGTTCGCGAAAAGATTATTGAACTCACAAAGAAGTCAACAGAACTACTGGTTCAGTCAACATCTACCGATGCAGATATAAATATCCCAACTCTCAATGGGACGCTAATGCCGTACCAAAAGGCTGGAGTTGCTTATGCTAGTTCGGTTGGGCGCTGTTTGATTGCTGACCAAATGGGTCTCGGTAAGACCGTAGAAGCGATTGCCGCACTTGAATACAGAGATGCGTTCCCAGCAATCATTGTCTGCCCAGCCTCGCTCAAAGAAAACTGGAAGCGTGAAATAAACAAATGGCTTCCTCACCGCACGGTCAATATTCTGAGCGGTAAAGGCAACATCGCCAATGTTGATGTGAATATCGTGAACTACGACATCATCGGCAGGTTTGTTGAGCCAATCATGCATCTAAAACCAATGGGTCTTGTCCTTGACGAGTCTCACTATGTGAAGACGAGCAAGACAAAACGCACAGAAGCAGTTCGCGACATTGCAAAGAAGGTTCCGCAATCTGGAACAGTATTGCTTCTCTCTGGAACACCAGTTACGAATAGACCAGAAGAACTTGTAAGTCAATTAGAAATCCTGGGAATGCTTAGTCGCTTCGGTGGCAAGTGGGCATTCCTGAAGCGATATACAAATGCCTACCACAATGGATTTGGCTGGGATACTAAAGGCGCTTCAAACCTCAACGAACTGAATATGAAACTTCGCCAGAACTGCTACATCCGCAGAACAAAAGACGAAGTGCTAAAAGAACTTCCAGCAAAGACACGAAATGTTGTCCATGTTGAGCCATCTGGAAAAGGATATGTGGAGTACAGAAAAGCAGAAGGCGACCTTCTTGCATTCCTTGCAGAGAATGGATACCGCTCTTCAGATACAGCAGAGCACTTGCGCAGAACTACAGTTTTAAAGCGTCTTGCTGCTGACGCAAAGATGGAATCAGTAATTGAATGGATTGATTCATTCTTGGAATCATGCGATAGAAAACTTGTTGTGTTTGCACACAATGTCGCCATCGTTGATTACCTCGCTTGTAAGTACGGAAACCTTCGTGTTAGCGGGCAGGACTCAATGGAAGATAGGCAGCATGCCGTTGACTCTTTTCAGAAAGACCCAAAAGCAAGAGTTATTGTTCTCAACCTTCAGGCTGGTGGAGTTGGTCTTACTCTTACGGCTGGCTCCGATGTTTGTTTTGTCCAACAAGGATGGACTCCTGGCGAGCATGACCAAGCAGAAGATAGATGTCACCGAATCGGACAGCAAAACAGTGTCCAAGCATGGTACTTAATTGGAGTAAATACAATTGATGAAGATATCTACGATTTGATTGATGCAAAACGAGCAGTTGTTGACGCAGTTACTGAAGGTGATGAAGTCCAACAAGCAAGCGTTGTCGGTGACTTAATGAAAAGGCTTTACGCTAAAACAAAGCCATAGCCTATATATACACCTTGCTTCGACAAGACTTTGGGCAACCGAGTTAAAAGGAGCAATCATGAAAGCAACAACAGCAGCAGACGGAATCGCAAAGGGTGGCGCAATGGGCGTCGTTGTTTACTTGTGTGATAAGTACAGCATTGACCCAATGCTCACCGCACTTGCAATGCCACTAGTAGCAGCAGTTCTCGCAATGGCATCAACAAAGATTGGTGACCCAACCGTTGCATCATTCTTCGCAGCAAAGCAAGAGGCAAAGAAATAATGGCAAAGGAAAGTTGGCCAGTAGTACCAGTTAAATACTGCGAACATTTGGAAGGCAAGAAGCCAAGCCAGATTACTCCTGCGATGCTTCGCAAGTTGTCTGTTGGTGGTCAAATGCACCACTGTGCAGCGCGCGCTTTTGAAGCAATGAAAGCAGCCGCAGCAGCAGAAGGAATCAAGTTGGCTCCGACTAGCAGCGGCGACACATTCCGCAGTATCGAGACCCAGAAAAAAGGCTTCCTCACCAGATACCAAAAGGAGTTAATTCCAGATGCCTCAACACGCACCTGGAACGGTGAGAAGTGGTATCTGAAGAAGGGCAATGCTCCTCTTGCTGCACCAAACGATGATGCCAAAACCTGCTCACGCCACATGCTTGGAATTGCTATTGATATTGCGAACGCAAACGGCAAAATCCTTGCTTGGTTGCTTGCTAATGAGCAGAAGTTTGGATTCAGCCACGAGGTAGTTGAAAACCCAGGCGCAGAACCTTGGCACATTCGCTTTACCGAAGGTAAGGCAATGCCACAGGCTGTTCTGGACTACGAAGCGGCTAATCCACCACAGGCGTAAGTGTCTGGGTATGGGCTGAAAATATAGTATTATTTCGTCCATACCCTCGCACACTTAAACAGACAAATCAGTACAATTATCCATAGAACAAGGAAAAAGGAGTCCAGAAATGGCCGCAAGTCAGTCCACAATTACATTCGATGTCCAAGATTGCAAGGTGTATCCAGTTAGCACCGATGTCTCTGGTGGCATTACATACGGCGCAGCAATTGATGTTCCTGGTATTCAGGAAGTATCTGTTGAGCCAAACTTTGTTACCGTAGAACTTAAGGGTGACGGAAAGGTTCTTGCCAAGAAGGGCAAAATCGACCGTCTTAACTTCTCTGCAACTTATGCAGAGTTGAGCCTTGAAGTGCTCAAGACCATCTTCGGTGGTTCGGTTACCGCTGCAGGTTCGGGTTCAACCGAGACCGCAACTTACACCTTTGATGGTGGAAGCCTTCCTTACTTCAAGGTTGAATTCTTGGTCAATGACCTTGAATCAGAACTTTCAGAGTTGGTATTCGCACTTGCTAAGTGCCAAGTAACTGGTGGAACGATTATGTCAGGTTCGACCGACAACTTCGGAACCCCATCATTTGACGCAGAAGCGATTCTCCCAATCGCAACTGGCGTTGGCTTCGGAACCGTACAGTTCCGCGAAGGCACATCTGGCCTTAGCGCTTAATTAATTTAATCTAACTCCTCCTTGGGACAAACGACGGCCTTCGGGCCGTCGTTTGCTTTATACCCGAATAGTGTGTATAGTTACCCGCATGGATTACACACCAATTGTTTTAAAAAATAAAGGTATCCCAGTAGAACTTGCAAAAGTCAAAAGCATTGGCTCTGATGTATATGAGCGCGAATACGATGAAGTTGGGGAAGTACTAAAAGAAACAGTGTTTGTTAGGTTTACGAACAATGTTATTGCAGATATTGAAGAGCATTGGGGCGGCCTTGAGGCATGGCAACAGAATCTTGAAAAGATGCCAGTTTCAACACTTCGACAAAGTCTTGCATATGCGCTCAAGCGCAATAACACCGAAGTCGGTGAAGCAATGCTTGAAGGACAAACGGTAATCTACTCAAATGTGGTGAGCGTTGCATGGGCAATTGCTAATGGCGTGGACCCGACCGTGGCGGGCAAGATGCTCCGACAAAGCGCCCTGCTCGCCGAAGAAAACAAAAGAGTGCTAGAGCAGGCAATGTCAGTGGTGGAATTCCAGAACGACTCCCCTGGAGACAGTGGTACACCACCTGGTCCCAAACGGGCCGCCCGTACGAAGAGTTCTGGGAACTAAGCCCAGCACAAGTAGGCGCAGTCTTTGAGGGCATGGGATTCATGAAGCAAAAGGCTGGCACTAGCGACATTATGAACTTTGCTAAATCTATGGGACTAGCAACAGGTTAGTCGTTTGTAATTTGCATTTATACTAATTTCGTTTGCGCGGAGTTAAATAGTGTGAAAAAATAGTTTTATGTCTAACGCTGGTGGCGGCCTCCCCCCAATTAATGTTCGCATTGCCATTAGTACCACTGGTGCTGCCGCGGCAAGAAGTGCTGTTTCATCAGTTGGTGCTGGTGCAACGGGAATGGCTAGGTCGGTAGCAGCCAGCACTGTCCCAATCAGAATGATGGGTGACGCAATGCGTCAAACAGCATCACTAGTTAAGTACGCGGTAATTGGCGAACTTGTTAATGCTGGAAAACAGGCAATTCAAATGTCAAGGCAATTTGAAGTCTCTATGGCTCAAATTAGAGGTCTGGTAGGAATTAGCGCACAGCAGGTAAAAGTTTATAAAGATGAAATTCTTGCACTTGGTGCAGCAAGTTCAAAAGGGCCAGTTGAACTTGCAGATGCATTATACTTTATTACATCTGCTGGTATTAAAGGTCAAAGAGCACTTGAGGTTTTGAGAGAGTCTGCTGAATCTGCTGCTGCTGGACTTGGTGAAACAAAAGTAGTTGCTGACGCCCTTACATCGATTCTTAACGCCTATGGTAACGGTACATACTCTGCTGCAAAAGCCAATGACATTCTCGTTGCAACTGTACGAGAAGGTAAAGCAGAAGCAGACCAATTTGCTCCAGCACTTGGCAAGGTACTCCCAATTGCTGCTGCATTCGGTGCTTCGTTTGAAGATGTCTCCGCTGGTGTTGCTGCCTTGACCCGTGGTGGTGCGAGCGCTGGAACATCTGCTATTTACTTGCGTCAGGTTCTCTCACAACTACTTAAGCCATCAAAAGCAGCAGCAGAAACAATGCATGCTGCTGGAACATCGGCAGAAGAACTTCGTGACAAGATTCAAAAAGACGGTTTGCTGAATGCTTTAAGTTATTTGAATACCAAACTTGGAGGAACAGATACACAAGTTGCTTCCGAAGGTTTAACAAAGGTATTCGGTAATGTGCGCGCACTTACAGCAGTCTTCTCGTTGCTAGGACCAAACCTTGAATCCAACAGGCAAATCTTTGAAAACTTGAATAATGCAACTGGAGATGCAGACTTAGCATTCCAGGCTTATACAAAGACTGCTGATTATAAGTTTAAGAAAGCAGCGGCAGAGTCTCAAGCAGCATTGATTCGTCTTGGTGATGCAATTATGCCAACAGTTACTGGACTAATGGCAATGGGTGGAGCAATTGCCCGTGTTGCAGAAACACTATTAAGATTTGCCACCGCAAGTGGATTTTTTAATAAACTTGCTAAAGGCGCATTGATGGCCATTGCGGCATTCACTATTTTTACAAGAGCAAGTTTATTCTTATTTACTAGAGTTTCGTCACTTGTTCGTTTATTTGGACATGCACAAATTGTTACCCGCGGCCTCACAATGGGAGTTCGAGGTCATAACGCGGCAATGCAGCAGGCTGGAATGGCTGCAACAATGAATGCTAACGCCTACAAAATTTTAGGAATGTCGACAACTCAACAGACCGCGCTAGAAACAGAACTTGCCGTTGCTACTGCTGGTGGAACCTTAATCACCGACGAAGAAACAATGGCAATTTTACGAAACCATGTTACAAAAGCAAGAGGCGCTGCGATAACACAAATGATGATTGGTAAAACCACTGGTCAAACATTTGCAAACGAGGCAGAAGCATTAAGTTGGATTGAAAAACAGTTCGCTGTTGAAAGTTTTGGTAAGTCTTTGATGGCTACACTGCCAATGATAGTTGGAATTGCAGCGCTTGCTTACACTCTTGCAACATCATTTGGTCTTATTGGCAGTGGTTTTGGTGGTGGAATGGAAGCACCAAGGCAATCTCTTGAGGATATTAATAGCCTTCTTGAGACAACTGCAACCTATGCTGCAACTGGAATCAATATTGCTGTAACCCTAGATTCAAAAGATGCTGGTAAAACAGCAGAAGAATTAAGCAAAGAAACAATTGATGCTGTTGATAAGGCATTATATGGCGCAAAAGACGCAATCAAAAATATACAGTCTGGAACAACTGACCAAAAAGTAAATCTTGCTGCCGCAATCCTTGGAACTATGGACTTTGCAGATGAAGATGCAAAGGCTAAATTTGCTGAAAAATTAACTGGTGTATTTAACATTGGTATAGGTGAATCAGCAAACATACTTAAGAAGCAAGGTGAGGATTATGGCAAAGATGCTACTGGGCTATTTGCTGCTGGGTTAGCAATTGCTGGCGCTCAAAGGCAGCAGAAGAAATTCCAAAAAGATTTACTTCCAGATTTTGGCACTGCAGGAACAGCAGCAAAAGATGCTGGTACTGATTCTGGTCTTGAATTTGCTACCGAATATATAAAACAATTAACAGATGCAGGAAAAGACAAAGAAGTAGCAAACTTCTCTCAAAAAATCGGAAAGAATATATCTGCTCAGTTCAATAGAACATCAGATGTTATGGGATTTGCTTCATCTATAGGAATGCTTGCAGAACCGTTTAAGCAATTGGGTGCAGCAGCACAAAACTCAACACTTGGCGTCATAGCAACAAAGGCAATATTTGAACAACTTAACTCTGCTGCAGGAGATACTGGAGTTAAGTTTGACATTGTTGAAGGTGGTTTTGCAAAAATACTTACGCAAGCAAGTAATACTGATGCCCTTGCAGCAATGTTTGGACCACTTAATCTAGGCGCTCAAGAAAATGCACAGTTAGTTCATGATGTTCAGCAGGAAATGCTTCGACTAAAAGATGCAAGTCCAACAGAACAGATGCAGGGTTTTTCAAAGGTTCTTTTGGAGAACGAAGTCGCGCTTGGCGCCAACGAGGCTGCTCTTTATGCAGTTCAAAATGCTGGATACGATGTAATGACCGAGTTCGAAAACGGTCTTAACCCAGCAATCCAAGACCAAGTTGATGCATTTGATGCAGCAACAGCAGCAATTAAAAACTATGAAAAAGGACAAGAGGCAGTTGCTGGTCTATCAAAGAATTTTGTTGAAGCACAAATTGATGCCAACAACGCAACAGTTGACCTACGCGACAGCCTTAAAGAATCTGGAGGAACGGTTGGCTTTTCTGGAAAGCAGGGCAAAGCATACGAAGACTTAATTAAGTTTACTGAAGAGTCAATGAATGTAGCCAACATAATTATGGCGAGTGGTGATGAAAATGCTCCGCAAAAAGCAGCGGAGTACATGACTAAGCAGTACACACAAGCAATAGATGCACTTACCAAAAATGGAAAAGTGACAAAAGAAGAGGCAATGAAACAACTTGCTGACATTGGTTTTAAGCCAAATGACATTGCAAGAACATGGACTGGAAACCAGACTGACCCACTTGCAACTCTCGGTCTTCCAACACAAGAAGCAATGCCAGAAACTGCAGCGGCAATTGTTGAAGGATTTAAGGCTGGATTGCTGAATAATACAACTGGAGACAAAACTGGCGTATCTGAATTTAATCAGAAGTTGCTTGGTGATTTCCTTGATGACTGGAAAATTGCTTCTCCTTCAAGGGTTGCCCGCGATGAAATAGGTTTGCCAATTGCTCAAGGAATCATTGAGGGAATGATTGCTGGTGCAACATCTGACGAAGCGAAGAAAGTAACTGATGCAATCACAAAGCGTATGGAGCGAGACCTGGAGATTGGCTCACCATCTGCTCTTATCGCAAGAATGATTGGCGAACCCGCTGGCGAAGGATTTGTACAAGGATTTTCTGAAAAAGTATCCTCTATGTCTGTATTTGAGGGAGCATGGACACCAATCGCGGAGCCAATTCTAACTGGCGCAGAGAATACTGGTAAAGCCGCTGCAAAGCGATATGCAGATGCGCTAAAGGGCGGATTAACTGCTGCAAAAATCACTTCTGTATTGAAACAAATCTCAGACAAGAAAACACCTTATAAAGACTTTCTAAATGCAGTTGTCGGTAATATCCAAGATGCTTTGGGAACCGTTGGCGGCTATATCGATGCTCAGTTAAATCTAAGTAAGGCTGTTCTCGAAACGCAGAAACTTGCATATTCACAGAAATTGCTTGATGGAGAGTTGGCCAAGTCACAGCGTGAAAAAGAGCGCAATGTAAGAAAGTTTGGTGGCTCTGGCGGAACATCAGTAACTGACTACGAAATCTCAAAGATTGAGGAATTGCAGAAGGCTTTCGAGCAGGCTTCACGGAACTACTCCATGCGTCGCGGAACTCTTACTGATGTAATGGATGCAGAAGATGCCCTAAACGAGGCGCGAGCAGCAGCATCAGAGGCAAGTAGCGAAGTAATTGACTCAGAAAATGCTGTACTTGATGCACGGAACAATCTAGCAAACAAAGACCTTGAAGCAGCAAAGGCGATTTATGATGTAACAGATGCACAGCAGGCAATGACTGATGCTGCAATCCAACTAAAAATCAATATGAGTGATGCGGTTGAGTATTTTAATAATTTTGCAAACCAAGCACTGCCTAATTTGGGCATTTCATTTGCAAATCTCGGAATAAGTTTAAACGAATTGAATAAGTCTGCTGGCGGGTATGGCTCAATCGTTTCATCTGCAATCCCTGGAGCAACCGCAGAGAATGAGTCTGTTTCATTTAGCCCAGTAGTGGATACACCAACAAATACTGGCGGAACTGGCGGAACTGGATTTGGTTGGAACCCAGAAACTGGGAGGCCGTATGCGAACTTTATCGCAGCAGCAAAAGCGCTTCATCCAAACTTCTTTAAAACATATAAAGGTTCAACACCGAATATTGCGGCAAAAGAAGCATTTCCAAAACTCTATGAAGAGTATAAAAAACTTAATCTGACCATGCTTGCAGAAGGTGGGTTGGTGACTCGTCCAACCCTTTCGATGGTAGGTGAGTCAGGACCAGAATTGGTAATTCCACTCAGTAAATTAGATACGACTACTGCTCTTGAGCGATACACAAATGTGAAGCCAAGCAAGTCAGACTCTAACTCTTCTAGTAATCAGGTCTTCAATATCACAGTTAATAACCCAGTTCCAGAAACTGCTTCAGATTCAATTTCTCGACGAATGAAGTCACTATCTAATGCTGGATTGTTTGGATAGGATTAAGACATGGCAAATATTCTTAATTTCAAAGAATGGTATACAGTTGACGGCGTCGACTTCGCCACCCCTGGATACTGGATTGCTAATGTTGATAAAGGACATGCTGGTCGTAAGGGAAACAATATTGATGTTCCTTCAATACATGGTTCTGCTTGGCGTCAGAAGCGTTTAACAACACGAAATGAGTCCTGGAATATCGTCATAACTGACGCTGACCCAACAACTGGTGCAATTGCTTCAACAATTGATGCTCGTCGCTCACAGTTCAACGCAAACTACGACACCGTTATGTCGGCTCTCAATAAGTTGGCTTCACAATTAACAATCTTGCATAATCGTGTGAATACATCAAATTCATCACTTACTGACATACGAGTAGCATATGGAGAAATTACAAATAACTTTTCTATCTCTGACCATCGTGAACTTCTGTACGCAGAATTCACCGTAGATGTTGAGTTCACTGACCCACGCTGGTACGACGCATCTGTTTATACACCAGCATTATCCGCTTCGATTACGACTGCAGTATCTTCTGCTTCAATATCAAATTCTGCATCTGTAATTGGAACTGCTCCAGTCACATACATGACGATTACATTCACTCCAGCATCTGGTCAGACATTAGTGAATCCACGATTGACAAATTCAACCTATACATCCTCTCAATCCGTGATTGGATATACAGGAACAATTTCTTCTGGAACAAGCATTGTAATTAATACCGATGCACTGACGATAAAGACTGGTACTGGGACAAATGTATCTGCGTCTCTTTATAGGACTGGCTCAGTGCAGGACTGGATGGTTCTACACCCAACAACAAATACCCTAACATTTAGTGTTGATGGGACATCAAGTAGAGGAAGTTGTACTATTTCATATCAAAGGGCATATATCTAAATGCAAGTAGTTAATTCAATTTGGGATATTCGCGTCGTCTCGGCGATGAATGCTGCGAGCGTTGTTACCTATGTACCGCGCTGGACATCAATTGAGTTTTCTGATGCGCTAAATGACTTCGGCTCTGGAAAGATGGTCCATGACTTCAAGGACCCATTCTTCTCAGACTTTGAAGTGCAGACTGGGTATTCTCTTCTTACTGGACCTTACGCCCTGCAAATCCTTCGCAACTCAACACCAGTATTTACATTCTTTATTGAAGATGTCCAACTGGAGCGTCTACCAGACGGAGAAACCGTAACCCTTTCTGGAAAGGGCATTGGTTCTGCTCTTGACTGGGCTGTTGTATTACCAGAAGGATTTACTGGTTCAACACGAGTTGGCGCAACAACGAGCACACGACCAAGATTCTTTGACCGATTGTTCCCTGGATATGTAGAAGTAGTTCGCTGTGCAACAACTGCAAATATTGCTGGAACATACTCAAGTGGACAATTCACTGGATTTCCAGGAGTTGGCGCAAAATTAGTATCTACAACCAATCAATCAATTAACTCTGTTGGGATTGATGGATTAACAGATTTAGTTGTTGGCGATACGGTCCTTCTGAAGAATCAGACCAACGCAGCACAAAATGGAATTTACTGGGTGAGTGTTGTTGGCTCAAGTTCAATAGCGTGGCAACTGCAGAGAACTGCAACATCTGACGGCTCACCTGTAACCGACTTTACGGTTGGAAACAATGTATTTGTTCAGGAAGGAGCGACAAACGGTTATAAGGCTTTCTACTTAAGTTCAAATAGCGGACTTACACTTTCATCACAAGTTGGAACATACAATCTTTCCTACACCCAGCAGACATCTGGGACATTTACTGGTCTGAGTGCTTTTTATCTTCTTTTCAAAGAAGCAGCGACTGGGTACGAGTACTCTTCGGCAGAGGCAACATTTGGGAATGTAATTTCCGATTCTGGTCGTGGTGGTCCACAATTTGCAGTTAGTTGGCCAATTTATCTTGACTCTGTAATTAATTCGAACCTTGGAAAACTCGACTCAAAGGGTCAGACAGTTCAAGACGGTGGAGTATTTAGTATTCCTGCTGGAAAGAAAATGAGCGAAGTTCTTAAGCAGGTTACAGACCAGACTGGTCTTTCGTGGCATTTTGATGCAAGCGGTTCAGTAAGTTTTGCTATAACTCCTTTCTCGCGAAACGGAGTCGTTAACTCTGTGCCATTTGGTGTGGATAGAACATCTGGCTCAAGCGCACTTCTATTTACGCTTCCAAGTCTTCAGGAGTCAGAGACAAAGACATCCTCTACTGATAGAAGGACAGTTGCTTACGGCTCTGATGGTAGAGGTCTAGACAGGCTTGTTTCTACGAATCAAACGATTTATGGAGTACGAGAGTCATACTTTGAAAATACATCAAGCGATGCACCAGCAGTAGCAAACATTACTGGAAGTGCCATGCGTCGAATCGACGGTGGAAGACTTTCACAGACTGCAAAATTTCCAGAACGAACTGGGCAGGTTGCATGGAGTGATTTCTTTGTCGGAGATAAGATTCTTCTTGAAACACAACCTGGTCTTTACTCAAGCCAGATTATTTCAGCAATTGCAGCAAGCATTACTGGAGCCAACGAACAGACAATTGAAGTTACCTTTGGCGAGGTTTTCCCAGATATTGCAACCGACCTGACAGCACAGTCTGGTTTTGGTTCCCTCAACGCTCCTATTCTTGCTTCTTTTTCTGGCACACCACCAAATGTAAGCCTTCCCGCGCCAGAAATAACTTCTGCAACAACATCTGTAGTTGGAATGAGCAACCGAGTAACCGTAAGTTGGGATAATACAAATTCTGGTCGTGTAAGTCAGTATGAAATAGCAGTATTTCGTGAAGGAACCACGAAAACCGCTACATCTTTAACTCGCGCTGGAAATATTGCCGCTATAACATTCCCTAGCGCGCACGGTCTTTCAAACGGAAAATTCATAAATATCTATTCCGATGAAGGTTTCAATGGATTTAATATCCCAGTTCTTAGTAGTTCCTCAAGCGTCATTTATTATGCAAATCAAGGACCAGACGATACTGCTACTGGCCCAACAACAGTCAAAGAGGTACTTGAGTACTCGACAGTAATGGCTGATGGGGCCGCTAATACTGCAACTATAGAGAACCTTTCCTCACCGCAGTCAACATACTCTTATTGCGTAACACCATGCAATGAGTATGGAATTCAGGGCGAAACGAGTGCGCTCAGCACATTCTCCTCCTCCAATGAACCATACCAATTAGTTGCTTCTGCTGTTCAATCTTCAACATATGTGCAAAATGTTTCTGGTTGGAAAATTTCAGCAAACGGAACTGCGGAGTTCAACTCCATCACACTTCCAAGTTCTAGTGCAGCATTGGATATTGGCGGAGACGACGACACATCATTTCATGTTGATGCAACTGGAAATATGTGGCTTGGCGCAACTATTGCAAATAAGGCAACTGCACCATTTAGGGTGAGCAGCACTGGAGCAATGACGGCAACTAGCGGAACATTCAGCGGAGCAATAACTGGTTCCACAATTGATATTGGAAGTGGCGCAAACTCATTTCATGTTGACATTAACGGAAACATGTGGTCTGGTGCTGCGGCATATGCATCTGCTCCATTTAGGGTTTCAAATGCTGGTGTAATTGTTGCCTTGTCTGGAACAATTGGTGGGTCAATGACCCTTAGTTCATCTGGGACACTTACCACTGGTGCTGGTCTTGGTGCCACGACACTTGGGTACAATTCTTCTTACTCTGGTGGTCGGTCGGGCTTATTTTCTGTTTCCAGTGCATCTGAATATGGTTCATACACATACGGTGATGCAACAATTCAGTCTTCAAGCAATAGATTTACCACCATGAATAGCCTTGGTTCTAGAACAACTTTGGGTCAATTTGATTTTTTTACTAATCTTCAAAGTACTACATATCAAATTGGATTTAATGTTCGCGAAAGCGGGAACAGAATTTATGCATGTGCCAATGACAGCGCTACATACCTTACATACTGGATTTCTGGTGGATATACTCCCAATGTCGCTTCTGATAGAAGATTGAAGAATAATTTAAGAAGTGTTTCTAAAGAATCATTAGATAAATTTTATTCAATTAATGTACACGAGTGGGATTGGAACGAAAATGCAGATTCAGTACCAAGTTTACAGTATTGGAAAGATAGCCCAACATCAGTTGGAATCATTGCAGATGAAATAAAGGAAATTTACCCATATCTTGTTGATGATGAAATGCCAGAAACTAGGTATGCCTCTGTTGCATATGGTTCACTGAACCCACAAATGCTTTGCGCAATTTTAGATTTGAATGCACGGATTAAAGAACTTGAGGCTAGACTAGGCGCATGAGCGATAATCAAACCACACAACCAGATATCGGCGAAGTAATTAACGACCTCTCAGTGCAGGTCGCTACTCTTTCTCGCGATTTGGCGATTCAAAGGTCTATCATTAACCAACTTAATAAGAAGATTGTTGAACTAGAAACAAAATAGGTTGCAATCTAAATTTGGCTGATGTATAGTCAACATACTTAACTAACAGAGGAGGCCGCATGGCTGCTATTAATTTTGAAGACTACCTAAGCACTTCGGTGCGTTGGGCGATGTTTAAGGCTGATTGGCCAGATGCATCAATTGAGTTCTCGGAGAGTACTCCGAGCGAGATTGGAATACCTTCTACATTCTCAAAGAAGGATGAAAAGGTTTGTGTCGCACTAGTGACACGATATAAGGGCGATGAAAGCCCAATCGTTTCTTACAAGGCTGAATCTGATGTTCGTGGAACAAAAGACACAGACTCCTGGCATGCGCTTTGCTCAAAGGCAATGGGGCGCGCTATGAAAAAGGCTGGATACCCAGATACCTTGACAGACCTTAAGGTTCTCATGAAGTTTCGCGAGGCAAAGACTGGAGTAAAGGTCGTGACCGCACCACAAGTGCAAGTGGCAAATCAGGTTCTTGAGACAAAGTCAGTTATTGCTGGCGTGCAGACCGAGAACAAGGTTCCAGTAGTTGAGTCAAAAGAAAGCCCACAGAAAGAGGCAACAAAGCCACTTCTTGAAGGCTGGAAGAATGAAGGCGAATTAGAGGACGCACATCGAACATTCAAGACGATGTGTGCAGACCTGTCGCCAGACGAACTTGAGTCACTGCGTGAGCACCATGACAAGTTGAATGGTCGCTCATGGCCCATGGAAAAAGGCGACCTCAACAACCTCATGATTGCCTTGCAAGGTATCCGTGGCGCACGAGAAGAAGCAGATGCAGACAGCATGCTTGCATCTGCTCCACTAAAAGCAGCATTTGCCCTACTTAGCGAGCACGCTCAAAAGGAAGTAATCCTTGCATTCGGTGACCCATCAAAGTGGGAAGAACAAATGCCAGAGCGTGAATATAACGCAATTATGGACCTTTTTGAGGCTGCTTCGCAAGAAGACTAACCATGACACCAAACATATTCACGACCAAAGTCGTTGGAGTGTCGTTTTGTAAAAACTATCCGCAGTCAATCTTTTCTATTAGCGCCAGCGTCGCTACTGGAAAAGTCAACCTTGAACTAGAGCGGGATGTTCACAATCCACACGATTCAAATGCGATTATGGTTAAATCTCAAGGAGTATTTATTGGCTGGTTGCCGAAAGTTATTGCAACCGTTTTAGCAAAAGAAATTGACAGTGGAACAGACTGGTCGGCGGAAGTCGATTCGGTATTAGTTTCAACAGAAAATTTAGACCAACCAGGATTAAAAATTACAGTTTGGAGAAACAATGAAAATCAATGAACAAATACAATTAGTGATGAATTCCCTTACCGATACCGCTGGTGCGACCGTCAAGAGTTTCGAAGATGGTACTAGCGAATTCAATCCAGACGATGCCTTTAATGCCCTCGTCGACATCGCCGAACTCAAGCGTCAGGCACGACAAATCGAAGACTCTATAAACGAGTTGCTTGTTGCATGGATGCGTCTTAACGGTGAAAAGGTTCGCGACTATGGGACTCATGTTGCCGAGCGAAAAATCAGTTCTACTAGAAAAAATTGGGAACATAAAACCTTGTTGGAAGCCGTTGTAAATACTTCGCTCGCCGACGAGGATAGCAGGGTAATTGACCCAAATACGGGTGAGGTAATTGACCTTTTGGTTATTGCAAAGCCAATAATTGACCTTGTGGTTAAAAACATTGCCGATGCTGCAGCAATTCGTGACTGGCGAGTTACAGCACTACGCGCTATGATTCCTGGACTCAACCCAGATGATTTCTGCGAAGTTGAGAAGACAGAAAGGGTATCCATTCGGAAGAAGTCATGAGCGTATACTGCACCACGAGAGTATGGAAAAAATCTAAAGCAACTGGGAATGACAAGTTAGTCCTGCTCGCAATTGCAGATAACGCATGGGAAGACGGCACTAACGCATTCCCATCAGTTGGTCATATCGCTCACAAGACTGGTCTTGATAAACGAACAGTAAAGAGAATCGTCAAGAAACTGATTGAGATTGGCGAGTTAAAAAGACAACTACGCCACAACCAAAGCAGTCTTTTTACAGTCTTGATTCAGGATGAATGGCCTGATAACCCGATGAATATTAAAATCGATGACGACGATGACGAAGATATTCAAGTTGTTGAGTCTCTTCCTGTTGCTGTAAAAAAAGCGCCCGCAAAAAAGAAAGTAAGCCCAGCAGTCAAGAAAGAACGACCAGAAGACCCAATCTGGAATGCTGTAATGGATGTTTGTGGTATTGACCAAACGACTTTGAACCAGTCCGAAAGAAGCAAATACGGCGGCTGTTGCAAGTTGCTGAAAGAGAGCCAAGCAAACGCTGATGAGATTTACTTGCGTGCAGAACGCTACAGGAAGCGATATAAGGGACTTGTCCTGACTCCACCAGCACTGGTGAATCACTGGTCATCTCTTTCGCAAGACGATGTAACCAATGAGGCTGTACCAGCAGGTTGGGACGCAATTAAAGAAGCAAGAAAACAACGAGGAGCATAAAATGGACTTTAATGAATGGATGAAGCATGGAATCGAAAACGGTTGGTGTGGACCACCAGTTTGCTATACGCATGATGGCCTTCCACTAAGCATTGAGGAAGAGACTGAACTCTACGAGAGCGACCCGTGTATTCATATCGTAAGAATGTATGAGAGTCCAGAAATGGCTAAAGCCATTATTGATAATCACTCTCCATCAAACTGGCGTGACCATTACTCTCTATGACCGAGTACATCTCGTACAATGACTTTATTGCCGATGTGAGTATCAGGCATGAAAAGTTGTTCAGGCTTTTTGGCTGGCGCTATGGGCAGACATACTTCAATATGCTTGCACAGGCAAGAATTGAAGTGGCAAACATGATTAGGGCAACCGACCTTGACCCGTTTATGAGCGAAGAAGTAACTGAATTACAACACAAACTAATTGAAGGAATTTGGAATGACCCCAGATGAAGCAGACCGAATAGTCGCTGAACTTAATATTATTTTTCCATCAAAGAAACTGATTGTTGAAGAGGTTTTGAGATGGGAAGAAAATCTTTCGCCGTACTCTTACGAATCAGCGAAGTCGGCTATCCGTGCTGTTGAGATGAACGCTAAGTTTTGGCCATCTTGGGCAGAATTCAGGCAGGTCATTGACCCTATAGAGCGCCGTCGCCAGATTGAATCTAATCAGTTGGCACTCCAGTCTGGGGCGGAAGAGCCATGCACGCGAGAAGAAAACCTTGCTCATATCGCAGAAATTCGTAAGATTATGGAATTAAACAAGCGCAAGATTATCGAATAGGCTATACTTCCTCTATACCATTGTGCAGAGGATGTCATGTCAGAACAAATTAAAGTAGATACAGAAGTAGTAGATATCTCAATTCTGAAGGGATATCACCAGAATCCACGCCGCGGCGATGTTGACGCTATTGCTAAATCCCTGGAAGTAAACGGTCAATATAAGCCGATTGTGGTTAACCGTAAAGACAATTCAATCCTCGCTGGCAATCACACATGGCGTGCAGCAAGAAGCCTTGGTTGGACGCAAATTGCAGTTTCTTGGGTTGATGTTGATGAGCATGAGGCGCGCAAGATTGTTCTTGCGGATAACCGTACATCTGACGCATCGGCTTATGACGATTCAAAACTACTTGAACTTCTTTCAAGCCTTCCAGACCTAGAAGGAACTGGATTCACAACTGTAGATATTGACCAACTGCAAGCACTTATGAGCGGAGTTGGAGAATTCACTGCACCAGATGGAGAGCGAACAGGAAAAGTCGGAGACGGTATTCGTATCTGCGTTGGCTCGTACCGCGTACTTGTAGATGATGACATCTATGCAGATTGGGCAAAAGATTTTGAGACCTCTTATAAAGACAATGACTCTATTCTTCAGGAGTTACGCCGCCGCCTAAATTTGCTAGATGCAAAAGCAATCGCTCCTCGCCCTCGAAAAGCAACAATAAAGAAAAAAACAGTTGCTAAGTCTGGTATGAAATCTGTTATTACAGAGACAACCAATGTGGACATCAATAGTGTTTTTCCATATCCAATGAATGCTCGTCAGGGTGATATTGGAGTAATTGCCGAATCTCTAAAAGAGAATGGACAATTCAGACCAATTGTTGTCAATAAGTTAGACAACTCAATCCTTGTTGGAAACCACACATGGAAGGCTGCAAAAATGTTGGGCTGGAAAGAAATAGCCGTAACATTCGTTGACCTTGATGAAGCAGCCGCAGCAAAGATTGTTCTTGTGGACAATAAAACTGCCGACCTTGCAACCTATGACCATGTCGAACTCGCAGAGATGCTTCGCTCTATGTCCTCATTTGATGGAACTGGATATAGCGGAGATGATGTTGATGATTTGATTAGCGATGTTGCTGGATGGGGCATCAAAGAAGAAAAAGGAAAGTCAACTGACGAAGACAAGGCACGAAATGTCACCGCCAACATTGGTAAGTGGGAGATTAAGTTTGAACGCTCCTACTTTGACGCTTGGGAAGAAGAGATGTTTAAGGCTCATGGATTTTCGTTTGAAGAAGTTTGCGGTGGAATGATGGAGATGCTTAATATCCAGGGCGATTCCTGGGTGAGTACACGCCAGCGTCGTTCCAAGCGTAAGAGCGCTCGTAGAACAGAATAATGAAGCCAGTCCTGACCCCAATTGAGGACCTTCGTCCCTCTGCCTATAACCCCCGAAAGGCCGACGAAGAGCGCCTAAATCTGGTTGAGTTGTCCCTGCGTAAATTTGGCTGGCTTCTGCCAATCTATGCCGATATAAACGGAGAGATTCTCAGTGGCCACCAAAGGCACCTAGTGGCCTCCAGGATGGGAGCAAAGACCGTTCCTGTGGTTAGGACACCCCAAATGCCCGTAGAGCGTCGTATGGGAATAAATGTGCTCTACAATCGCGCGACAAACGACCTTTACAAGAACCAGTCGTCCACAGATATGAAGGAAGCCCTTCTTTCAATGGATGAAATGATTAATAAAATCAATTTACTCCCAGACATTGAGGTAGATTCCCCAGACTGGTACCCAGTCATGAAGATGAAGCCCCAGTCGGTATTACGCCTAATGACCAAAAATGAGCGCTGGATGGAACAGCATGCCATTGTAATGGCTGGTCAAATCAAGTCGCATGGTCTTCCGCCAATGCCAATTATTTGCACTCCAGATTTCAAAGTTCTGAATGGTCGCGCGCGTCTTACATTTGCCGCGCAAGAAGGAAACGATTTTATCAGCGTAGTCACCGTGCCATCAGAGATTGAAGAAGCGGTGACAGCCATGCTCAATCTTCTATCAATGGACTTTGATATTCAGGAACGCTACGCAGACCTTCTACGCCATAACTCCTTTAGGCGAAAAAACCAAAGGGTAGAAATACTTACTCCAACATTCTTGGAAGATTTCTTGCGTCACTTCGTACCGTCTGGTAATCGAAACGGAGCATTCCACCTTGATGACCCGAAGCATGTTGAACTCTGGAAGGGTTATTACGGAACTACCGTAATTGACTTTGGGGCTGGTCTTTGCGACAAGACAGACATTCTTAACAGACTGGGCGTTGACTGCACGCCGTTCGAGCCGTTCTTCTTGGCAAAAGATAACGAAACAATTGACACTGAAGGCGCAAGAGAGTTGGCTAGAAAGTTCTTGAAGCGAGTTGCTGAAGGAACAAAGTTTGATTCAATCTTTATTGCAAGCGTTTTTAACAGCATTCCATTTCTGCAAGACCGAATACATGTCATAAAACTTGTTGCTGCATTGTGCTCACCCCATACAAAACTCCACACAGCAGCGATTTGCACAGAGTCCGATAGGTGGCACAATCACGCTCGCGGAGACATAAAGAAGGGACATGACACATCAAGCGGTGGATTCCCTCTTGACTACGAGCCAAGAATTATTGTTTCAGACATTGCTGCAAAGCCAAAAGTGCAGAAGTATCACACCCAGACAGAGTTCAAAGAACTAGTTCAGCACGGTTTCAAAACCGTTGACACCTTTTTAACGGCAAAAAACGGCCTTGTTCAGGCGGTTGGGTCGAACCCTAAAACAATAAGTCCAGAAGAACTAAAGGCAGCGATTGAGTTTGAGTTTGACCTACCGCACCCTGGTGGATTGCGTTTAGGGATGGCTGAAGAAGCAAAGGAAGCATTCTCCAAGAGACTAGGAATCACGCTATGAGAGATGAAATTATTCCAGGAAAAGAATGGTCATTCAATGAGGATGTAGCAAATGTCTTTGACGACATGCTCGGTCGCTCAATCCCTGGATATGAAAACATGCGCGACACCGTAATAAAAATGATTTCTCCAATCATCACAAATGGTGGACATATTCTTGACTTGGGTTGTTCGCATGGAGAAATGATTGCAAAATTAATCAAAGACCTTGGTTCATCGATGTATGTGAACTATGTTGGCATTGATTCTTCTACGGCAATGGTAAGCAAAGCAAGAACACGATTTGCAGACGATGAGCGAGTAACGATTGTTCATGGAAACATCGCAGATGCAGAAATGCAGAGACTTAGGTATGACTCAATCTTGTCAATTCTTACTTTGCAATTCATTCCAATTGAGCACCGCCAAGATATTTTAAAACAGGTTCATGATGCGCTTACTCCAAATGGGTGCTTTATTCTTGTGGAAAAAGTTCTAGGAGAATCAGCAGGTGGACAGGACCATCTAGTCAGCGTCTATCACCAAATGAAAAAGGATAATGGTTATTCCGAAGAACAGGTTGAGGCAAAACGCTTGTCTCTTCAAAATGTTCTTGTTCCAGTTAGGGCCTCAGAAAATATTAGGATGCTGAAAAGTGCAGGGTTTTCCGTCGTTCAGCCATTCTGGCAGAACCTTAATTTTGTAGGGATTTATGCCAGCAAAGAAAAGTAAAGAGCCCCCGAAATTAGAAACATTCGTCATCGAGATTTATGGCGAAACAATGTGGACTCTCAATAAAGAACGAAGCCTTCATCACTACCAACGAGCAAAACTAGTTAAAGAGTGGCGCGAAGCCGCAGCGGCAGTTGCCACTGCTAAAAAGATTCCAAAACGCCTACGAGCAATTGAGGTTAGATTCATTCCTCACCGCCGTAACGGGAAAGGAAAGGCAGACACTGGCGGACACTTCCCAGTCGCCAAAGCCTGTATAGACGGGCTTGTTGATGCTGGTATACTTTGGGAAGACGGTCCAGAGATTGTTCAGCGCCTAATATTTGAAGCGCCGATTGTGTCTGGAGAGTCAAAAGTTGTATTACATATCACAGAGTTGGAAGCACGATGATTGAGTCAAAACTTAAAGAAGTATTAAAAATTGAAGACCCAGTCAAGCGTTCTATTGCCCTGCACAATGAAATGCTTCCAGCCGTTGCCGAGATACGCCGCGGCATTATTGAAGCGCGAGCATTGGCAATCAAGGAGTCATGCGAATTTGGTGGACCTGATGCTGAAGGACTATCGTATTCTCAGATTGCAGAAGAACTAGCAGTCTCCAAGCCGCTTATCCAGCAAATGGTTGCTTTGGCACGGAAAATTATTGCTGGTGGAAGAGCACCTTTAGAGTGACAATTTTTTTAATAGTTATTTCTGTTATTGGATGGCTTTTAGTATTCGGCGGGTTAATACTTCTTGGAATTCTTGCACTTGCATTTACTGTTCAGGAAGCAAGGTTGAACGAAGTGAAAGCCGATTTGGAACTAATGACTCGTCGTGCTAATCTCTTTAAACCAAAAGGTGAACGCGAAGATATCTAACTTAAAGAGGGACAGATGCAAGAACGAAATCCATACGAACACCAGCATCGACTCCTTAAGGCGGTGAGGATTGTTGATGTTCTTGAGGAATCAAACATCTCTCTTAGTTCTGCAAGAGATTTTGATAAAAGTAAACAGTTTGCTGTTGCATCACAAGTTAATGCTGGAGCGCCATCTTTGGAAACTTGGCAAATGGTTTGCGAACTTTACGAGAAGCGAGTTCACGCAAATTTTCAGTAGAGAGCGATGACCCAAGATACTGGCAGCGCGTTTACGCGACAGCCGTAGTTATCGCTCAAATCTTGCAAGAGAATGCAGTTGACCCTCAAGAGTGTGTAGATTTCAATCATTCACACATCCATCAAATTTTTATGTCGCAGCGGATTTTTACTTTTGATGAGAACCTGATATTCTCTATCTCTGTGAAACTATTGCAAGAGCGTCACGATTACACATACAAATCAAATTAACTGGAGAAAAATGACAATTGATACATGCAGTAGAATCCAGCGCTCAATTATGTTCGTCGACAGAACCGCAGCGCCATTCCCTCCAGGCGGTGGTACATGCGAAGGAAAAGATACGAGTTGGTGGTTTCCAGGTTTTGGTGCAAACAAGGCAGAGCAGT